TGAACTATAATAGTTCATAGAGGTAATAGAGAGTATGCAAAAAGGAACTATAGTTCAAATCGTATTGTTTTCGGTATTGTTAGTAGGTGCTGTAATAGGCATAGTATATGGAGCGACAAATCATACAGAAGCTGGAATGATGAATATATGTTGGAGTAGAGGTGGTATAGCCGACTATGGTTGCACCGAAGGTGGAGAGCCATTACGCTGGAACCATTCTCCTTTGATGGTAGGAGCAGATGGAGAAGAGTCTGCCGTTCGTTCAGCTATAAGTTTGATTAATGGTCAAGTTGGTTGTGAGGTATTGGTATACGCTCGGAGCGGCGGGATTGATATTAATATACGAACCGAAGGAGCTCTTGGTGGTGGTAATGAGCGTGGTGGTTCAACAAGCCATATAAGAAATATTAATGGTAATATGAGAGCCAATGTAGAGTTATATGCTCCTGGTTCATTGTTGAGAAGAGTATTAGTTCACGAGTTAGGTCACGCACTTGGATTAGCACATGATGATTACAGAAGTTCTATTATGTATCCAACTCAAGAAGGCGTAACAAATATGGATATGATACAATTCAGCGAGCGTGATCGTGCGTTATTGCGTGATAGTTATTGTCGCTGATATTTAAGTTCATGGCATATAATATTAAACAGTTAACTTTAAGCAGCTATCAACAGACATATGCTGAAATGTTTGAAAATATAGAGCCTTCAGTATATCATTATGCTCCAAACATAACGGATGCATCGTCATACTGGGTTATAAACGTTTATGACATTGCAGATCCGCAAGGATCTCCGGTATTAATATTCGAAAATGTTATTAATGCTGGATATAGCACGATTGTTTACTATGAGGATCTTACTCCAAATACGGAAATATACAAATATCGATTGCGTGTAACAGATGCAAGCAATCAAATAGTATATGATCAGATGATTGATGCAGCGACTTATTCTACAAGTGAGTTAATATTCAAATTTGTTATTTATAGTGTTGGAAGTCCTCCTGCGGCTCCGAGTGGATTGGGTGCTGTAGCTTTGTCAAATGCTGCGATTAAATTGACTTGGACGGACAATTCAAGCGATGAAACTAATTTTCATATTGAGTTAAGTCCGGATAATAGCACATGGATTGAAATTGCCACCGTTAGTTCAAACATTGTAACATATACAAATATTGGATTAAGTCCAGCGACTACGTATTATTACAGAGTTAGAGCTAAAAATGCCTTTGGGTATTCTTCTTATTCAAATGTTGCGAGTGCGACTACTCCACTTGGTTCTTTTGGATTTGGAGGATGACATAAGAATACAAATCATGATAAAAAGACTACAATTTACTATTAATAAAGTGAGGATATAGTATGTTGTCTAGCAAAATGGTATCTGGAGTTGAGAGAGTATTTCGTCCTGTTCGTGTAAACGGATATGTAGGCAATCAACTTTACCAAGAAGTTCATATGCATTACATTCATTTCTTAAATGAAGATGGTACGGTTCGTAAGAGCAAGCTTGATAGAATGGAAAATGGAAAGCTTTGGATGGAAAGTACGGGACAGAGGTCGTTATATGGGGAATGTGAATATGTGTTTCCTGATGGAATAAAAAAGCACCTGATCCTTTTGGGAACAGATGCTCGTGGTAATCCTATGATACCTGGCGTTATGTGATCAGTCTTTACCTGGTAGTATAAGCGAAGGAGTATTAGAACGTTCTAGTGTCGGAGATACTGGGACGTTTTTTCTATTTTCTCCAATTGTTTTAACAATAGCACGCATTGTTTTATTGTCTTCAAGTTCAAGAGACAGTAGATAGATGATATAAAGCATTTGACGTTGAGATATGCCAAATTTCTTTATTTCCATAACGATATCTCTGCAATCTTTACGTTTATTGACTGAAAGTTCAAGTTCAATATTTGGTTGGATATATTCTTCGCCTTCTTGAGCTTCTTCTGTAAGGAGGCTATCCCATTCACCTGATTTATTTTCTTCTGTCATATCATGCCCTCTTCTCTTTCAAATGATTTGATATCATAAATGGTTTCGCCAAGAATGACAATATATTTTCCTATGATAGTTGTACCTTCTCGTTCTTGAGATAGGGTGAATCCTCTTCCCCATAGACCATTAGTTATAATGAATTGTGCTTCTTGCCAGTAGGGAAGGTCACATTGATTTTGATCTAATATAGCGGCTAATCTGGGAGGTAAGGAAGACTTTATATCGTCTATAGTAAGGAGAGCATTCATATTCTCTTTGCGGAGCAGGATGCTTTTACTTATTTCATTTACCTTGTGTATAACGCCGCAGTTATTGCATTGAGCATAAGATGACACTACAGAACCATCTGTTGTATCAATTTCAGAGAATGCAAGAAATTTGTGGAATACAGGTGGTTCTACGTTCTTATATTGAGGAAGAACGCATTTGCATTCAAGGAGATGTTTTACATAATCTTTGGTCATAGGAAGAATTGGATTATATAAAAGGCTATGGAAGAAATGGTAGTAGTAGCGCCAAAATATTTAGCGACACGTTTCCATTTCTCCCGTTTTTGTTTTTGAAGTTGAAATTCCTCGAGTTCGGTCAGCTTACTGTCCGAGCTCTCTTGGATTTTCCCGGCGTTCTCTCTGCTTTTGTAGAGAGCCCAGCATCCAAAGGGTTTTCTTGGTCAGTCAACTCCGTGAGTTCTTTATCAAGCTTTCCCATGTAGCGATCAATAGAAGTCATAAAACCATTTTCAATGGCTGTTCTGACGATATCAAGAACAACGGTAAGCTGCTCTCTATCAATCTCTGGGTGCTTTTTGCGAATAGTAAGAACTGTAAAATCTACGGTTGATTCTTTAACTTCATTAAGAAGTCCGTGAATATTTCTCTCAATGGCTGTTTCTAAACGTTTACGATCCATATTATCTCCTCAAATCGTTTCTTTGACCCGAATTTTTCGTTTTGTATGTCTATCTGCGATACAGTTAGCAGCATATGATTCGGGTTTCAAAACGCAATCATAACCAGAGGATATAACATAACCTTTAAGTTGTTCGGAAAATGAAGAAGTGAATTCTTTTTTAACTGGTAAAGAAGCATCTACATGGCAGACGGGCTTTACTCCCGTTTGTTCTGTAATCATGTTAGCAACTTCTAGAGTTCTAGCAACTTCATCAAACATACGCATCTTTTGATTAGAACTTCCAAAGTGCTGGCGTCTAACGTATTCAGATTTGTAATAGTATGTTCCACCCTTTCCACGTTCCCATAGAGCTACTACGGTAATATAGAAGAGGTATTTACCACGATATTGGCTATCAGTTCCTACGGCTATTTCACAATCTTTATTATAGCGTAGCCTCCCAATATGTTCTAAAACCTGTGAAGTTTCAAAGCGATGCTTGGCACCTGGGCATTTCCAGAGTGAACTGTAGGTATTGTTTATGTCTACCTCTTCTTCGATATCATTGACTGTTTCTAACATTAATGCAGACATAAATCACCTTTCTTCATCCTCGGGGTCGCCGGGACGTACATCGACTTTTGACCATGTGTTTGGCTTTTCTTTTGATTTCACGAAGAAATTTGATTTGACATAGCCGCATAGATAGTTCCTACACATATCTGGTCGTTGCTCATAAATATTGCACATACCGTTCAGGTTATTTAAGAATTTGCAACCAAAATGTGGACCTTCAATTTGCATACGCATTATAGGATATGTTTCTTTTTTCTCAAAGATTTCATGTCCTTTAAAAAAGTTTCTTCCGATTAATACACCTTCTTCATAGTCTATGACTATATCTTGACGTGTAACATTGATTCCACGTTTTTTAAACCATTCAACAATTTTCTTAATCCATTTTTCATCTAATGGACCCAATACGTGTTCAAGTTGATCGGGATTTAAGCGACAGCACATGGCTTTAGTGCCTGGAATACCACAACAGTTTCCAAGACAAGTATCCATAGCTTTTTTATCTGTCCAATGAACACGTTCAGAATTGGGTTTTGATGGATGCATATCCATATGATTAAGATAAACTACGGGAAGATAGAACCGATTTTCTTTTTTAAGTTCTCGAAGTTCTTCTTTTGATAGATTATGTTTTTTATGATCTGTTTCTAAAGCGATATTGGTTCTATCATCAGATTCATATAAATCTTCGATAGATATTGTTCTTAATGTTTTTGGTGCGGTTTTCTCATCCATATGTTTATCCAAACAGAAAACTACTTATTAGGGTAAAATACCTACTTGGAGTTCGCTTGTATATGTCACAGCTTCGCAAAGAATACAAAGAATTTAAACAGTTTCATGAAGATATCTTTAAGGAAGCCGCAGAGGCTTGGACAGAAGAAAATGTCATATTGATTAATGAACGTCTTAATCGTAATGCGATATATCGTCTTAATTCTGCTATAGAACGTTTTGACAATAAATTTGGCAAATACAAGGAACAGCTCCCAGCAATAGCAGATATTCTGAATAAAGCAGAGAATGGACTTCATTTAGTTATTAATGGTAAAGTTGGTTCCCGCTCTACTGCATTGATGCTTCAACGTATGAGCATCATATACAACATTTTATCCAGCTTCTTTGGTGGAGACTTAGGAGCACTTCTAAAGACTCCAGCTTTCCGTATAGCACATGAAAAACCAGATGAAAAGATTGATAAGATTATTGATCATGGTCATGATGTTAAAGCCATTAGAAGAAACTTGGCCGCAGCATTGAAACCAAGCGAAGAAGAAAGAACAATATTTAGACGTGCTTTTAAAAGCTTTGATATGCCAAATCTAGATTGGAATATGGCAGCAAAGCAACTTTGTTGTTTATCTTGTAATGAACTTAAAGACTTGACCGGTGTTGAAAAAATACCAATGGTTGTTGTAGATGTAGACGAATCTGAAAAAGAAACCGTAGCTGATGCGGGTGAAGGTGTTGTTGAAGCTGGCGCAGGTGTCGCTCGAGCATATAACAGAGCTTCTGGTACAATTGCAAGAGGGGCTAATGTTGCTGCTCAATATGGTATACCATTAGCGGGCGCAGCCGTGGGCGCAGGAGTAACGGCTGCTGGCACAGGAATATCTGCTATTATTGATCGATTCAAAAGTCGTTCAAAAGAAATGACTGTTGCAATTAATAAGTTAGAAAAATATGTAAGCGGCGTGGAGGGTTTTGAAAATATTGATAAAGCATTAGGACAGCTAAGAGATAAATCTAAAACAGCAGCAAATGCAAAATTTGATACTGCTGGTGGTGTTCGTGGTTTGTTCAAACACCCTTCTGTAATTGTTATGAAGCAAGCCATTATGGCTACTGAAGCAATCGAAGCTGTATTAAAAGCTTGGAACGAACATATTAAGGAAACTTATAAAGGCGGAATTAAACAAGAAGACTTACCAAAAATCAAAAAAGAACTAGAAAAGCGAGTTAAAGGTGGTGTTTTTAGTAGAATTAAAGGCGCCGTATCTGGAGTAAAGCCTTTTCCTGGATTGTCTTCTGATGATATAATCAATGCAGTAATGAATGTGGCTGGTATTGGAATAACGGGTGGCGAAGCACAACCTCCAAGTGGCGCTGGTCCAGCACAAGGCGCTGCGCCGGGGGCAGGAGTAACCGAAACCATCATTCAAGAAGCTCTGCTTAAAAGATTTAACAGCAGAAACTTGCAACTTGAAAACGTCTATAAGTCCATTAATGCATTTATGCTTACAGAAGATTATGCTGATTTGCAAAGATTAGTTACGCAAATTGGGACATTCGAAAAGACGGATAGTGGCAAGGTTGAAGATGCTTTAACCAAAGATATAGAATCTGTGCAAAAAACTGGTAAAGTTCCTGGAGCTCCAAAAACTTCTCAAACAACTCAACCAAAACAACAAGGTGCAGCAAAAGGTGAAACAACAAATGTACAACCTCCAACTACGCCACAACAAGCTGTGAAGGCGGCTCAAGAAATTACAAAAGAAGCAGAAGGAACTGCTGAACAGGATCCTGGATTTGAATTGCAAGATTTGAATGTTCTTAATACGTCTATTGATGTTTTGAATAAAAGTTTAAGCAATCCCCTTAATGCAGATTTGCTTAAAAGTGTGAATGCTCAAATTGCAGCACTGCAAGTTCCTGGCGTTTCTGATTATAACACCGCAAGAGATTTTATAACTCAATATCAGTCAATCATTTCAGAACCAAACTTACAAAATACTCAAAAAGCTGTTGCAACAGTTATAGCTACAATTAACAAATATCCAGAATATGAAGTTGATTTAAGTGGTTTACAGGAATCTAAAAACAAAAAAGCAAACGAAAGAAGACAATTATTGGTTGAGAAAATTAAACAAATTATTCTGGAACAACTTGAAGAAGCTCAAGTCGCTCCGGCGGGGGACGGGCAGCCGGTGCAGGCTACACCTTCAACAGCATCAGGAACAGCCACAGGTGCGGCAAGCCCAGGTCAAATAATGCCAACTGTAGAAGTTAAACAAGAACAAACTGTAATAATAGATGATGATGTTATTAAACAGTACGTAACTGCTGTTAATAAATTAAATTCAATGACAGTTCAACAAAGAACTAGTCTTGAATCAAGCATTTCACAAGCTATTGCACAGTACCAAATTCCAAATGTCAACAATTTACAAACGTTTACAAATTATATAACAACATATCAAAGTATTATGACAAATGCAAAGAATTTAAGAAAGATTTTGAGTATAGTTAATAAGACTGCAAACGTTGTAAGTAAAACACCGGTAGTTGCACCAACGCAAAGAGCGTGATGAATCAATTGGCGAAATGAATCATGCCGTTGCTTGATAACAAAAGCAACATGGTTTTACCAACAATATGAAGGGTTGCCAGCAAGCTTAAAGTTGGCAACTCTTTCTTTTCTTCAGATAGTCTCTTAATGCCATCGTAAAGGGCTCTAGAAACGTCTGTAGAGCCTCTATCCATCTGGGACAGTAGAAGGTCTAGGTCTACAACTCCATAGTTTAAAACGGTCTTTACAGCTCTCAATCCGTTATCAAGTTTAACTCTAACATCATCCAAGTTATTGGCTGGCATATTAGGAAGATGAACTATAACAGAGTTAGAAACAAGACTTCGAAGTCTCTTATCTAATAGATTCACAATATCTTCAACCGGCTCATTCTGTCTCTTCTCTACAAGATATTTTATTTGAGCGGCAATTGCATTTTGTGCGGCTCTATGCTGTACAACTAATTCTGTTCTATTACAACGAATATTATCTACGATTGGAATATCATCATAGTCCAAGAAACATAGTCTATCGCCTTTGAGACTTGTAACTGGAGTTGTATTGCAGCATTTAGCTATATCAGATATAACGTTAATACTCTCGAGGTCTGGCATAACACGAATAGCAATGCATTCAAAGTTTCCTCTTTCTTGATTTGCTTTTAAGGTGGCGACGATCTCTTCAGAGAAGCCTTGAGCCAATATCATTAGAGGTATTTTTGTTTCGCATGATTTGATTAAGATATGCTCTATCTCTGAAGCATCTTCTATAACGCCGTCTATTAAAATAACCTTGCAATTTTTAGTTTCCCACTTGTTTTCAGATTGAAAAAAGAATTTATAAGGATTAACTTTAAAATAGTGACCTAACTTTTGTTCTATCACATATGCATCTTGCTTGCCATTTTCAATATATACTTTACCTTCTAGTCCAGCCAGCGAAATAGATTCCCATACAACATCAGCCAATATATTGTCATATGCAACAGCAGTCAATATTGATTTTTTAATATCTTCTGGATTTGCTGGTTTAGCTATCTGCCTAACCAGTTTATGTATATTATCTATTTCTAATTGGTAGCCTTCCACAATGGCAGTAGAGTTGCTTTTAATATCTTCTCCTGCCAACAAAGATTTACTAAAAGAGTTTGCAAATACAAACGAGTTAGGTCCAGCACCTTGGCTCAATAGTTCCGTCTGATAAGCTATATTGAATATATGGGAACAGTAGGCACGTTCTAATCTGTCCTTGGGTTGAAGGAGATTGATTACGAAGTGGTATGTATCTTTATTAAGGGAATAGAGTTGTTGAGATAGCGATTTCTCTACTTTTTTGTAGATATTTTCAAGATTCTCGGCGGTATCAAGAAAACTTCTATTGATTATGTTTTTATTAGCCCATGTAGTTTTGTGTAGCATATTTATAGTAGGTGGTTTGTAAGTTAAAAGCTTAAGGGGAAGGTGTCTTTATGTCTGATAATGATAATATGTCAGTAGAAAGAGTAAAGCTTGAAATGCTTGAAACTCTTCTTAAAGGTATTAGCGAAAAACTACACAAGGCAGAAGTCTTGAATGGTGGCTTTGATCGTTTACAAGGCGATATGGCATCTCTTCGTGAACACGTTGGAGAAATCCGCACAGAAGTTCTTAAAGTTAACGTAGAGCTTTCCCATGTAAGAGAACAAAGCGGCGAATTCAAAAAAGATTTGGCTCGTATAGATGAAGCTATATACCATCCAGACAATGGCATTTATAAGAGAATTCATCGTTCAAGTGATATTGAAGACTTGAGAGATAAGAAGATTGATAAGGCACTTGAAAAGATTGATGCCGTCCAAAAGACAATTGATCCAATTGAGAAGACAGACAAAGATTTGAAAAAAATAGCTGGAGATGATCTCAAGGAATTATCTACAATTGTTAAGACCCGTCAAAATATTGACCGCATCTTCTGGATATTAGTAACGGCAGTTCTTGGTGGCGCAGGCAAATTCATTTGGGATGCCATAGTTTCAAACGGTTGATTTTTAGACAAACATAAATTACGCCAATAAATTACGAAAATAAAACAGCAACATATATATTGTTGAGGAGTAATTTATGAGCGAAACAGTAAAAACCCCAGAAGAAATCCTTGCAGCTTGGGCAGACCTTCGTGTAGGTCTTGAAGAGTTAGATAAGGATCTAACAAAGAACTTAACCAAAGGTAACGTTGCAGCAGGACGTAGAGCTCGTGCAGGCTTCCGTGCTCTTAAGAAAGCTGCAACAGAAATTATGAAAGATATGGTTGCACTTGAGAAAGCTGCTGCCGTTTCAGAAGAAAAAGGCTGATAATCATGGGATTATTTAAAGGTCTTTCTGATAAAATATATACCAAAGCTGATTACTACCGTGAGATGGAAGCTCGCCAGGCAGCAAAAATAGCTGCTAAAGCAGCTCCTGTTGTTGTAGTTCCAGTTAAAGAGCCAGAATGGTTGGAGCCCGAACCAGTTTCTGTAGAACCTTTGGCGTCTGTCGTTGAAGAAGTTGTTGTTCCTTTTGTAGAAGAGACAGCCGCTGCTCCAATTGCAGAGCCTGAACCTGTGCCAGAGACGGTATCAGATACAGCGTCTGCCGAACCAAATGATCTTGTTGCAGAGGTTCCAGAAGCACCAAAAGAAGAAAAGAAAAGCGTTTCAAAGCAAAAAAGAAAGAAGTCTTAATGAAAACCCTTATATTGGATACCAACGTTTTATTAACCGATCCTGATAGTTTGTATGCTTTTGAAGAAAATGAGATAATCCTTCCATTCACAACAATAGAAGAACTTGATAAAATTAAAAGCCGCACAAACGAAGTTGGTGCCAATGCCAGAGAGGTAGCAAGACGCCTTTCTGAAATGATTACGGACAACGAACAGGGTGCTCTCAAACGTGGCGTAGCACTACCTTCTGGTGGCACCCTTCGTCTTGTAGCCATAAGCGATTTCGTCTTTGATGAAGATGAAAAGTTTGGAAGAGATTGGGATGCTTCCAACAAGGACAATCATATTCTTGATGTATGCCGTGGTTTAACCAAGCAGCATCGTGAAGAAGGAAAGCCAGATCCTATCCTTGTAAGTCGTGATATTCTATTGCGTGTTAAGTGTGATTTCCTTGGTATTCCATGTGAAGACTACAAGAACGCTCATGTAACTGAAAACGTTAACAGTCTTTATACTGGCTCAACTCTTATTGATGTTAGCGAAGAAGACATTCAAGAATACTGGGAATGCTCTGAAGATCCAAACAAGGAATATCATCTTGAATTTGATCCAGAGTTGGCTGAAGAGTTGGTTCCTAATCAATTCTTAATTCTGCAAGACCCAAATAGCGACGATGAACCTTCAGTTCGCTATATTGGCAAAGAAGATCCTCTTAAGATTGTTCATGATGTAAAGGCGCCTGTTTATGGGCTTTTACCAAGAAACAAAGAACAGAACTTGGCGATTGATTTGCTAACAGATCCAGATGTCAAGCTAGTAACATTACTTGGATTTGCTGGAACTGGTAAGACCCTAATCTCTCTTGCTGCTGGACTTAATCAAGTTATTGAGAAGAAGCGTTATAAGAAGCTATTCATTTGTCGTCCAGTTGTTCCTGTTGGCAATGACATTGGTTTCCTTCCAGGCACCAAGGAAGAGAAGTTAGAGCCATGGATTGCACCTATCAAGGACAATCTTCGTTATCTATTATTCTCGAGCACAGGTGGAAGAAAGTCAAAGAATAATGAAATGACCTTCAATCAGTTCTTTGAAGACGGCTTTATTGAAATAGAAGCCATTACATACCTTCGTGGTCGTTCTATTTCAGATGCCTATATCATTATTGATGAAGCACAGAACTTAACAGCTCACGAACTTAAGACCATTATTACTCGTGTTGGCGAGAATACAAAGATTGTTCTTACTGGCGATATTGATCAGATTGACAATATGTATATTGATGCCAAGAGCAATGGTTTAACTATTGCTATTGAGAAGTTCAAGAAGTATAAGATTGCTGGACACATGAGATTGATGAAGGGTGAACGTTCTGAATTGGCAACCCTTGCAAGTTCTGTGTTGTGATTTAAATTTAGCTGATAATTACAGAATGTGGCAAACAATAAATACATTAAAAACAGGAATGAGTGGCGGAAATCCTATCCTATAGGCGTTCCCCGGCGGCCTCCTGTAATTGTCACAGAAACTAAACTCGGTGCAGACGGCAATACATATACATCAACTTTTGATTTAAACCAAGTAATTCGTCACAGAGATGTTTATGAGTTACTTGGTGATACAAACAGTATTACCGGATTACTTGGAGAATATGATGAAGACTTAATTCATTTTAACAATGAAACTTATAAGTCTTTTTCATTCAATTTTACTTTTTCTAATAATCCTACTGTTGTATTTTCTCAAGGCACCGCAGATGGGGACCAGCCGAACACTGAAAACGTTAATATATTTGGCATAAGTAGAAACACCTCTGGAGGAGTTGTAGCTTTGTCTGCCCCATATTCTGGGACAATACGTTATAGGGCTGCATATGCTACTGCATATCCAAGTTATTTTACTGGTTCTATAGCCTCAATAGCGCCTACGGCGGGCGTATTTATTGCTAGCGTAGACAGAGAAGTGCCGGATAATAACAGCTATGTAACGGCAAGCTGGGCGACATTAGCTTCGGCTGGTCCAGCGATATTCCAATCTCCTTATGATGATAATTCAAACTTTGATGGCAACGTTGCATTAAGCACGAAATATGCGACATTGAATGGTTCTGGAGAAGTTATTGAAATTTCTGCGCCTATGAGCAGTTCAATTTACATCTTGGCAGTTCAGTAGTCCAGTAGAGAGATATTTAAACAAGAAATAGAGTTGTAATATGCCAATAGATTTCAGAGCATCGCAAATACAGACAAATAAAATTATAGCCTCGGGCTCTACCGGTACATCAACTGGTGCTCGTCTTCTTGTATATCCTCATGTTGCCGACGATGGAACCTCTCCAAATCAAGGTTTTATAAATCAAAGCGTATTTAAAACTACTAGTGGTATTGGCACAGATATCTTTTTATTTGTTTCTGGCGGTATTGGTGAACGTAATGTCGGCGGCGCCCAATCGATTACATGCTTTGGTGGCGATGTACACATTTCTGGAAATTTAACCGTAAATGGAACCTATCCATCTGGTGGAGGTGGTGGTTCTAATTTCTTCTGGTCCCCATCTAATCCGTTTATCGAGGCTTCTGGTTCATTAACAATAACCGGATCCGGTTACTTTAAGGGAGGATTATCAGGTTCTCTCCAACAAGTTGCTCCAGGAGTTCCTTATCTCTTGGCAGGACCAAATATAACAATAGCTACAAACTCGCTTGGACAAGTTTCTATAACTGGAAGTGCAAGTGGTGGTGGTTCTTCATTCTATCGTCTTGAAGTTCTTGATTATTATTCTACAAATGCTACAACCGATACTGCTGCTGGACAAGTTATATTCCCAGCTAATCAGTTTACCGGATCTATCGTTCTTTATGGTGTTATAGCAAATAGCAGCGCAACTGCAACTGGTAGCGTAAGATTATATAACGTTACAAGTGGCGCATATGTTGATATTGGCGGCGTTGGAAATCAATACCTTTCAGTCAGCGGAACAACTCCAACAATTGTAAGTTCTGTTAATCTTATATCTGCAAGTAACTTTAACAGTTCTTCCCAGGCAATATACGAACTTCAAGTCTCTTCCAGTAATGGCGCTTCTTATGGCTTCTTTGGCGGATTCGAATTAAGACCATCTGGCAGCTTTACCGGTGTAACTTACGTAACGTCTTCTACGTATTACACTTATATCTCCGGCACGTGGGAAGACGGTGGCAATAAGTTGGCAACAACATCGTCTGTTGCAATGGCAGGAAACCTTGGAACCGGATACTTTGCCAACAATGTAGGATCTGACGTATTCTTCTTTGTTTCTGGAAACAATGGCGGTGTTTCTGCTGGAAATGGTGTTGCTGTATTTGGAGGCGACGTTGTAATATCTGGTGTTCTATACGGTGGTTCGCCTCTTAAAATCAGCGGCTCAATGCAGCAAGGATATCAAAATTCTGCTACTGGATTATATTCTCATGCTGAAGGCAGCGGAACACAGGCAACATATACCGGTGCTCACGCTGAAGGTGCTACAACTATAGCAGCAGGAAATTTCAGCCATGCTGAAGGTGATAGCACGGTTACACTTGGCATTGCTTCACACGCTGAAGGACAAAATACTAATGCATCCGGGCAATATTCTCATGCTGAAGGAAATGGTTCTCAATCGGCTGGCAGTCATTCTCACGCCGAAGGAAGATTGACACAAGCAAATGGACAAGAATCCCATGCCGAAGGAGAAGAAACTGTTGCTGGGGCTCGAGCATCACACGCTGAAGGTTATCAAACACAGGCAACTGCATTTTACACACATTCCGAAGGAGCTTCTACCGTAGCTTCAGCTACAGGCGCCCATTCCGAAGGACAAAGCACAACTGCCTCTGGACAATATTCCCATGCTGAAGGAACTTCCAGCACGGCTTCTGGATATGCATCTCACGCAGAAGGTGGTGGCACGACAGCTCAAGGTGATGGAAGCCATACAGAGGGACAATATACTTTAGCTCTTGGAATTGGCTCTCATGCCGAAGGATATTATTCAACTGGTTCTGGAAATTATTCTCATGCCGAAGGATTATCAACAGAGGCAATTGGAACATATTCACATGCCGGGGGCATTTCAACAATAGCATCAGGTTCTGGGCAAACTGTTGTAGGAAAATATAATCAAAGAGATAATAATTTTTCTTTATTCGTTGTTGGTGATGGCACGGGAACAACAAATTCAAAAAGAGGCGACATTGTTCGTGTAAATCCTGGACCAACAATTGGAACAGGAATCATAGAAGTCACAGGTTCACTTTCTGTAAGCGGAACACAAAGCACTCTACATCAATATAATGGTCTTCGTTATTATCCAACCATAGTAACATCTCTTCCATATACAGCATCTTTTAATGAATATATTATTGCTGTAAGCGCATCTGCTGGACCTGGTGTAGAACTTCCAGCTTCAGAGTTTGGCAGAACATTTATAGTTAAAGACGTATCTGGTTCTGCTGCTTCTGATCTCATAATAATAACTGCTGCTGGTGGAGAACTTATTGATGGATCGCCTACTGCAACCATAGGCATTGATAATGGTTCTTATAAGTTTGTCTACTTTGGCTCTGGAATAGGATGGGGTATAGTCTGATGCAAATATTTTCTTATTTATCCAAGATTGCATCAAGTGGTTCTATCCTTGCTTGGGATGGAACCAAGATTGCCGCCTCTAAAGGGGTTATACATAATGCCGAGAAAGACGAGACAACCATCGGCGGCTCTTTGTCTGTAGGAAATATTGTAAAAGCTTCTGGAGGCTTCCAGGGATCGTTAACGACTCTTGCAGACGGCTCTCCTTATCTTACTGCTGGAGACAATATAACAATAGCAACTGGCTCTGCTGGTAATATAGAAATATCTGCAACTGTTCCACCACAGGAATCACCCGTTATCTGGAAATGGAATGAAAAAGATGCATCTCAATTTAATATAAGCTGCGATACAATAGGAACCGGTTCTATTGGGGTAGTCAATTCTTCATGGGGCAAAATATTAAGAATTGATTTTAAAGAAAAAACAAGCTCGGGCGTTTTTATAATCAATATCAACGATATTGGAATTCCATTAGATAATCAAAACAGATTCAGATATTTGTTAAGATTTAGACTTTGCAATTTCTCTGGAATAGCAAGAGAATGGAATGGTATTGGCGCTTCTTTCCTTTCTAATGACGAATCCGACGAAGACTATTACGGATTAGGAAACGTTTGTTTCTTCGCAGCTCAAAATGTCAAAGCAATTAAGGTTGAAGCTGGTCAAGTAAAACTTGGTAATAACAATCCTCCTGGTCCTAAAGTTCCTCTTATTTCTCAATATGGTAGACCTATAACAAATTTTGAATTTGAAGTTTGTTCTTTGTTAACCCGTAAATCTATTGGTTTTCAAAACTCTTGGACTGTAAGAAACTCTCTAAATACAAATGCAGGTTCTTCTGGGGTTGATGATACGTATTATACTTCAGAATTTGGTCCATTTAGAGGAGAGTGGGCACAACAAGATTTAGGTTCATGTGGCATTGTTATCTTCGCTGGAGAAGGAACAAGTCAAGCGCATTTTGATATTGACAATATTGAAGTTATTAAGCATCCGATGGATTGGTGATTAAATGTCTTTCGTTGGTAAACCACATATTAGCGGTGCCGTCTTTGTTTGGGACGGCGATAAGCTTTTAGCTGATAGAAAGGTTATTAATCTACAAGAAGCATATCAAAACTCACGCATTGTTAGATTGGCTGATGCTGTTTGTTTTATTGGCGATGAAACAGTTTCAGAACCAAAAATAGAAGTTATACACACGTCCGGATTTGAAGATGATGAAGGCATAAGATTCACAACAGATATAAATGCTGGAGCTACTACGTGGCTTCCTTTAGTCGCTTACGACAAAAACGGCAATAAAGTTTTTCAAGTAGAAACTGATACTAACTCTGGAATTGTTGCAGTTAAATCAACAGATGTTGATGGTTATAGTGGATATCAATTTCTCAATGAAACCGGAACATTTTTAGCATTAGATACAACTTCATCTCCTACCAGCTTAAGAATACAGAAGGCTGGTGAGGGCTATATAGATTTTGGCGGTAGCGCATATTCATCTCCAATATTAAGAATAGACACAAATAATACAGAGCCATCCGTTAATATAGGTAATTCAAATTCCAACAATATGTTAACGGTTAATGGCATTGATATAACGCCATATAGTTCAAAAATCATTGTGCCTATTGCCTCTACTCAAAATCATGCTCTTTTTGATATTGCATCATTTCTTGACAATGATCAATATGCGACCGTCAACATTGACGTTCTTGCAAGCACAAATGATTTACAGCAAAACGACAAAAGAGCATTTAGTGCATGGAAGTTTTTCATATCTCTATTCAAGCAATCTGACACCATAACCGTTGTTAGTATTACAGAATTGGATCAAAAAACGTTTGTTGGAGAAACTGCTACTGACGATCCTACTTCTTGGGACGTTAATATAACTTCTGATGGTATTTTGTTTGCGTATGGCAATGGTTCACAGCATAAAATTGCGTTTGCTGCCACAATTATAAAAATTTCTGTCATTGATATTCTTACCGGAAATATTATCAAATAATATACATAGAATATCTGGATATTCCTGTTTAGGAAATATAATTATAATCGGGGTTCTCCTTACTTGGATTGAGATGGTTTCTTTCCAGTAAGGCACAGAACTATCCAAACAGGAGAATAATATATATGGCATTAACAGTTAATACAGTTAACTATGACAATACATTTGATACAACAATGGTATTGCTTAACAACCCAGACGGCGCTTCTTTCCCAACTGGACAATATCTTACAGTTAATAACGTAAGCTATGAAATTGTAAGCTCTAATGGAAACGTTGTAACAGTTAACGGCAATCTTATCGCATCTCAGGGCGATGTTGTTACAGTTGACGCAGGCTTCGGCGGTGGCCCAGGCGTTGTAACCAAGAAGTTCGTTCAACAGAACGATGGTCTTCTTGGCGGCAGCTTAACAGACCTCGTTGCAGATTCTATTCTTGTCAATGCTTCTGGTAGCATTGACATGGGTGGAAATCAAATCCACAACGTTGCAGAAGCTACAGCACCTTCTGACGTAGTAGTTCTTTCTCAATTGGAAGCTTACGTTGCTGCTGAAATTTCGGCCGCAGACTCCGTAAACGACGCTGAAGTATCTGCTCTCGGAAGCAGAATGACAGTCGCTGAGGCAGAACTTGATGCAGAAGCATCTATTCGTGCAGCAGCAGATGCATCTTTGACATCTGCACTTTCTTCCGAGACTTCTACACGTCTTTCAGCAACAAACTCTCTTCACAGCAAAGTTGTTGCCGAAGAAGTTGCTCGCCTAAATGCAGACGTATCTCTTGAATCTGCAATCTCTTCTGAAGCATCAAGAGCACTCGCAGCAGAAGGTTCTCTTTCAACACGTCTTTCCTCTGAAATGTCTACAGAGGTTTCTGACCGTGTTGCAGGCGATGCATCAGTTCTTGCAGAAGCAGAAGCTTATACCGATCAAAAAATTGCTGACCTTGTTGACCAAGCACCAGCAATGCTTGACACCCTCAATGAACTTGCTGCGGCTCTTGGTGACGATCCAAACTTCGCTACAACAGTTCTAAACGCAGTTGCTTCTGAAGCCTCTTATCGTGTAGCAGGTGATGATTCTCTTCAAGCAAGATTCTCAACAGCAGACGCATCCCTTGCAACAGCAGTATCCGCTGAAGCTTCAACAGCACGTTCAGCAGAAGCAGTTCTCACATCTTCTATTTCCTCTGAAGTAGCAGCTCGTGAATCTGCTATTGACAACGAAGCATCAATCCGTGCAGTCGCCGACGCTTCTATTGTAACTGCAATGGAAGCAGCAGATGCTTCTCTTACAACAAGAGTTTCTGCTGAAGAATCCGCTCGTGCGGCAGCAGTTTCCAACGAAGCTTCTCTCCGTTCTACTGCTGATCTTTCTCTTGCAACACTTATTGCTGCTGAAATCTCCACAGAGATTTCTAATCGCACAGCAGACGTAGACGCAGAGCAATCAAGAGCAGAATCTGCTGAACTTTCCCTTGGAACAGCAGTATCCGCTGAAGTTTCTGCACGTCAATCAGCAGTATCAGCAGAAGCAGCACTTCGTTCCGCTGGCGACTCTGCTCTTACAGTAGCTCTTGACAATGAGATGAACGCCCGCATGGCAGAAGATTCAACTCTTCAAGGTCTTATCGAGACAGAAGCTTCTACTCGTTTGGTAGCTGATGGTTTGATATACGACGAAATTTCAACACAAGTTTCTACACAAAATTCTGCTCGCACTGCCGCAGTCAACTCCCTTGCTTCTGATCTTTCCTCTGAAACATCTGCACGTGTTGCAGCAGTATCCGCTGAAGAATCAGCTCGCATTGCAGGCGATGCTTCTCTTACAGCAAGAGTTTCTGCTGAAGAAGTAGCTCGTGGTTCTGCAATCACAGCAGAAGCTTCCTCACGTGTTGCAGGAGACGCTTCCCTCAATACAGCACTCGCTGCTGAAACATCAAACCGTCTTGCAGCATTCACCTCAATCGCTGACGTATATGTCAACGTTTCCGGCGACACAATGACCGGACAACTTACCATTGATATCACAGAAGAAAATGGAGAAGACTTTGGTAAGACATACATCAACGCAGGCTACATCCGTATTGAAGATCCAAACGGTGACGCAGCAATGCCAACAGCTCTTGCACACGTTGTTAACAAGGCATATGTTGATCAAGAAGTTGCCGCAGAAGAATCTGCTCGTCTCTCCATAGCAGCAGTATACAGTGCAGCAATGTCTACACAAATGTCTACAGAAGTAGTCGCACGCATTGCTGGTGATGATTCCGTAGCTGCTCTTGTTTCTGCCGAAGAATCTCGTGCATTGCTTGCTGAAGCTTCTATTGCATCTAATCTATCAACAGAGATCGTTGATCGTGTAGCAGCAGTTTCTACCGAAGCTTCTCTTCGTGTAGTTGGTGATGCATCTCTTGCTTCTGATCTTGCTGACGAAGAAACTGCACGCACAAATGCAGATAACTCTCTTGCAGCTAACATTTCTACTGAAAAGGCACGTGTTGACGCAATCCTTCTTGCATCCGATGCAGATAAGGACAGCTTCGCAGAAATCGTTTCCTTGATCAATGCAGTTGATACAACAAACGACACAGCATTTGCCAACTACGTCCTTTCAAACAATGCAGCTCTTTCCTCAGAAGTTTCCAGAGCAGAGTCAGTAGAGGGTTCTCTTAACACAGCTCTTTCTTCCGAAATCTCTCGTGCAACATCTGCTGAAGGATCTCTCAATTCCGCTCTCTCTGTTGAAGTTTCTAATCGCATTGCCGATGTAGACGCAGAAGAATCCCGTGCTACAGCAGCCGAAGGTTCTCTTCAAACACGTCTTTCCACAGAGGAATCTACACGCCTTGCTGGCGATAACGCTCTTTCAACAGAACTTTCTACACAAATGTCTTCCGAGGCATCTTCACGTGTAGCTGGTGATGCATCTCTTGCGACAGCAGTATCTGCTGAAGTTTCCAGAGCAGAAGCTGCTGAAGATTATCTTGATGGTCTAATCGCTGCTGAAACACAAAATCGCATTGACGGAGACAACTCTCTCGAGACAGCAATCTCTACAGAGCAAAACCGTGCAGAAACAGCAGAAATGTCTCTTGCAACAGCAATCTCCGCAGAAGCATCCGCACGCATTGTTGATGTAGACGCAGAAGAATCTCGTGCAATGGCAGCAGAAGCTTCTATCGCAGCAAATCTCTCCACAGAGATTGTTGATCGTGTAGCAGCAGTATCTGGCGAAGCATCCCTTCGCACAGCCGCTGACGCTTCCCTTGCAGCTCTTATCTCTACCGAAACATCTGCACGCATTGCAGATGTTGACGCAGAAGAATCCAGAGCAATGGTTGCAGAGGCTTCCCTTGGAACAGCAATCTCCGCTGAAGCTTCCACACGCCTTGCAGCAGATGATTCTCTTGCAGTTCGTGCAACCGATCTTGAAAACAACAAGTATGACAAGACCGGCGGTCTAATCTCCGGAAACGTTTGGGTTTCTAACAACGTAAACGTCTCTGGTTCTATGACTGTTGCTGCTGGATTGGAATCACAAGGCTACACAACACTTCCAGGCGCAGTATATGATCCATCAGGTCCAATTGATTTCGTTCCAGCAAATGGCGTCATGAACATTGACGTTTCTAATGGTGGATTGGTAATCACTGGAACAATCTCCGCAGGAGATGCAACCCTTGGTAACATCACCGGTGGAACACTTACCCTATCAGGACTTGCAGAAATGCAAGCTGGTATGCAAGTAACCGGATCTGCTGATTTCGGTGGCGATGTTGTAATGGGCGGCGTTAACGTCAAGCCAGTAGTTGAAGTTGTTCAAACATCTGGCGCTGCCGATGATGTAGACATTTCAACAATGTTCGGTGATCTCGCTGGCTTCACCGGTATGGTCATGGCTAACTTCCAAGTTGTCGCAATGGACAGCCAAGATGTTGGCATGGGCATGGCTGGTGAATACCGTGTATCAGCATTCTGCAATGGCGGTCTTATGACTGTCCTCTCCGTAGTAGAGCTTGCACAAGACCTACTCGGCGGCGCAGACCTTGATGTTAACTTCCTTACTGATGGTAAGGTAAGAGTAGCAAATGGTGCAAACGAAGCTGGCACATACAAGTGGCACGTTCAACGTGTCAAGATGGTCGCTGTCAACGCTGCTGGCGTTGCTAAGTGATAATCCCGGCTATTAAGGTTAATCCTTAATAACTGAATAATCAGTATCGGGGGGTAGAAATACCCCCCGATATTTTTTTGCTTACAATATATTGTGTATAATGTTATAAAGTTAATCTATATGTGGTGGTGTGGAACCCTACCAATTAGAAGAGGGTATATAACCTAACTCCCATCATCTATACCATACTGTATGGACAAACAGACTATTAAGAACTTTATCCTATCCAATGAACTATATCTCCTACCCCTACAGTCGGTAAAAGAAGGTAAATGCACGTGCGGTAATATATCCTGTAGCTCCCCAGGCAAACACCCACTATTGAGATATTCATGGAAACACGTAGCCACTAATGATTCTAATAAGATTGAAAAGTGGTTAGGAATGGAGAACATCAATTATGGTGTAGCTACTGGAAGAAAGACCAGTAATGGCAACCGACTGTTTGTTATTGATATAGACGCAGCCGATCATCCTCTATTGAGTTTAATGCCCCGAGAAACGTTTCATTACAGGACGGGTAGTGGTGGATGGCATTTCTGGTTTCAGACGCCTTATAACGTCTCTAATAGCGCCAGTAAGATAGCTCCACAGGTAGACGTAAGAGGTTATGGTGGATATGTTGTTATCCCTCCAAGTCGTCATATATCCGGAGGTGTATATACTGCTGACTTTGATAATAGCATTCAGATTGCAAGCAAATATATTCTTGACCTGGTATTTTCAAAGGAGAAACGCATCAAGGAAGATAAAAAAATAAGGGAAGTTCAAAATTTAAATTTGGGCGCCCCAATTTTGATCAATGAAAACAATAATTTACAAGAATGGACCAAAGGATCCATTACTCAAATACGCTCGTGGCTGCTTGATGGTAAATATATTCCAAATGGAGCTCGTAACATAGTTCTTCACAGATTGTTATCTTCAGATAGAGCCCGAGGATTTAATCTTACAGATTTAAAGAAATCAGCTTCAATATATCGTTCTCATTGCGTTAATTCGGAGAATATCTCTGATAGAGAACTAAACGTATTAATTGGTCAAGTAATCAAATATCCAACTTACAACACATCACATGAGAAGGTTAATGAAGCTTTCTTTGATGCAATGAAGAGAGCAAAGAAGCCTGTATCAGAAGACAAACAAGAACTTATAAAAGATTTAGATAAGAAGTTCTTTGATAGTCTTAAGAGGAGTGATGAAGGAATGCCGCTAACTCTTCTTGTTAATGCCAGAGACAAATTGTTGGCTGATAACTTAGATAAGTTTAGTAAGTATCCTCAACATTTATTTGCAGCTAAATTGAAGTCTCTTGGATTTGAAAGATATAGAACAGCAAAGGGAAACTTTTGGAATTGTGGAATTACTGAAGGAAAATAATAGTTTAAAATCACTTTATAGTGTGTTATATTAAACCTAAAGGAAAAGGTATCTGTATATGACGATGAAGATGGACCGTGAGATTACTATTAAGCGTAGGAAGCATCCTTCTGCCCCACGTTATCCCGGTCGTGCAAATCAGGAACTTGGTTCGGCTATTACGAAGCTTCTATCCCTTTTGGATATGGTAGAGCGAGAGCAGTTTGCAGATCGCACTCTTGTCCTTGACGAAGAGGGCACGGCAGTAGACTTTGATGCTGTTCTATCTGGCGATACTATTGGTGTTGCTTTGGAGTTTGAGGACGGATATCTTTCAACGCAGCTTAAGGTAGATAAGGTTCTTGATGATGTTATCTACGGTAAGGATATTTTTACCGAGGATGATATTGAAGTAAGTTTTGAGGAAGCTTCTGCTGCCCGTGCAATGGGCTATTTTGAGATTCTTTATCGTCCTGATGCTGATGGTAAGGATGAACCTTATGGAGTCGAAACGGAAATGAAGGTGAAGATTATGGTTGAGGAACAGGATCCTGGCGATGAACACAAGGAGGAGGCGTCTACAACGCCCGAGGGCTTGCCGGATAACATTGAGTCGGTCATTGGTGCATCCACAGATCCGGAGGCTCTAAAGGCGCTTCTGGAGGCACAGGAGAACGACAACGATGATGGAGCATAATTAATCTCTTTAAGAGGTTAATATGTCTACCCCATTAGAGAAATATAGAGAAGCCGCAAGAACATTCATTCGTTCCAATAAAGATAAAGAAGCAATCTATCAATATTCGGTTGCTGTATGGACCGCTACCATTCCAGGCAGCGGTCTTTCTTTTATGGACATTTCAAACGTTTTAGAACAAGAATTTAGTGACTACCTTAAAGAAGGAAACGAACATTGACACTTAACGGTATACCAAAAGAGTTTTTTATTCCACCAGCTACAGAGGTAATCTTTGTGGCTGATTTATTTGCATCTGAATATATTGGTGGCGCAGAACTTACAACCGAAGCATTAATAAACAAATGCACGAAGCCATTTTTTAAGCTCCATAGCCACAGTCTAACACCAGCAATGGTTTCAAAAAATAAAGACAAAACTTGGGTTTTGTTAAACTGGAAAGGAGCAGATATACAAGCGGTATTTGCTTTGTTTCAAAATTCATGTAAAGTATTCTTTGTTGAGTATGATTACAAATATTGTCAGTTCCGGTCCAGCCATCTTCATAAGCTACAAACCGGGAAAGACTGTGATTGTCATACAAATCAACATGGCAAATTAATTGCTACATTATATCAAGCAGCGCAGCATATATTCTTTATGTCCGAAAAACAAAAAGAACAATACGAACAACTCTTTCCGGAATTTAAGTTCAAAGCTACAGTTCTTTCCTCTATATGGAATGAGGAGGATATTCATAAGCTGAAAGAAATTAGGGATAAGCGTGTAAGCAATGGCAAGTGGGCAATTCTTAAAGGTGGTTCTTGGATTAAAAATCAAGCAGCTACAGAAGAATTTGCGAAAGCAAAAGGTGTTGCTTATGATTTAATTGGCGGCTTGCCGTATCAGGAATTCATAAACGAATTAGGAAAGTATGAAGGTTTAATATTTCATCCAGCAGGATTTGATACTTGCCCTAGATTAGTAATTGAAGCAAAGCTAATGGGTCTTAAACTAGATTTAAATCATAACGTTCAACATAAAGATGAAGATTGGTTTAATGGATCAGAGATTGAAGATTATCTTTTAAATAGACCTGCTCATTTTTGGCGTGTTTTACAGGAAAATAAATGATTTAAATCCATTAATAGATATGATATTCTAATAAATGGAGTTGAAGTAATGACTATTGAACCAAAGCGTAGAACAGAATTTACACCAGAGACAGATGATGTTTTCTTTATTCCCGAGCGTGAGCCAAATGATCGGGAGCATTATGAACAGGATGCCGAGTGGCCAGACGAGGATGAATACCGTGAGTGATCATTTTTATAAGCCCTATGTTGATATCGGTTCCTTGGATTACAAGGACGTTTTTCTTGTTCCTCAATACAGCGAAGTAACCTCACGCTCCCAGGTATCTACTTCGGTAATAATTGGGGATATGAAGATTGATGTTCCTGTCATTTCTGCGAACATGGACACCGTTACCGCTGGTGAAATGGCTCAAGCTATGTCTGTTGGCGGTGGTATTGGAGCTATCCATCGTTTCATGGATATTAGCCAGAACGTTCGTGAGTTTGAGATTGCTCATGGTAATTTTCATCCCTGTTTTGTTTCTATCGGCGTTAACGAAGAGAGTAGGGATCGAGCCGTAGCACTTTATAATGCTGGTGCTCGTAACTTTGTTATTGATATTGCTCACGGTCATTCCCGCATGATGCGAGATATGACTACTTGGCTTCGTGGCAAGTATTCAGATGTTTATATTATGGCTGGAAATGTGGCTACCGGTCAGGCTGTCAGGGATCTTGTTTCTTGGGGCGCTAATGCTGTTAAAGTTGGTATTGGTCCCGGCAACGTTTGCACCACGAAGAATGTTACTGGCGTGACAGTTCCACAGTTTAGTGCTGTTAAGGAATGTGCTAATGTTGTTCGTGGTATGCATAACAAGCCTCTAATTGTTGCTGATGGTGGTATTACTGAGATTGGTGATATTGCTAAGGCTCTTGGTGCTGGTGCCGATCTTGTTATGTGTGGCAGATTGTTTGCAAGTTGCCGTGAGGCTCCTGGTGAGCGTGTAGGCGGTAAGAAGGTTTATCGTGGTATGGCAAGCCGTGATGCTATGTCAACAATTCGTAATCCCAACTCTCTTCCTACAGCAGAAGGTATTTCAACCCTTATTGATGCAAGTGAGCATAGCGTCATTGATGTAGTTAATCAGATTAAGGGAGGTCTGCAAAGTTCTTTCTCTTATTCAAATGCTCGTAATCTTGAAGAGTTCCATCTTAATGCTATGTTTGGAATTCGTCATACTCAAATGAAGTAATATATAATGACCAAGTATCAACTACCACTTTTTGAAGATCCTACAACCCTTCCAACCGGAAAGCATCACGTTTCATATTCAGAGATTTCTGATTGGATGGATTGTTCTTATCGTCACCGTCTTAAGCACGTTGAAAAGATCGTTCTTGGAAAGCCAAGTATCCATACAGAATATGGTCAGGTAATCCACGACGTTCTTGAGAACTATATTCTTGGCAAGCACGAGCTTAATGATGAAACGATTGCTGCTGCTACAAAGCAGTTTCGTGAGCATTGCGATAAGTTGAAGGCGGATCATCAAATTGAGGTTTCTGATAAGGACTTTAATGATTTTGCGGCTTCTATCCCACAGATTGTAAATGCAGTTCCAGCCTTTATGGATGAAACCTTCCCAGGTTGGACAGGTTTTGCAGCGGAGCACGCTCTATATGAGAGTGTAGCTGGTCAGACGAATAAGTGGTTTAAGGGCTATATTGACACCATCATTCGTATGCCCAAGAATACCCGTAAGAAGCGTGGTAGTTCGTTGCCAGATCAAGAGACAGAGAAGCCAGTTGTAATGCGCCTATCGGAGCTTGTAGGTCAGGTAGAGGGTGGAGAGAAACCAGAGTTTGGTGATGGATATGAGTTCTGGATTTTGGATTGGAAGACTACTTCATGGGGCTGGGATGCTATGAAGAAGAGGGATTTCCAGAAGCAGCTACAGCTTGTATTCTATAAGCATTATTTCTGCCGCCTATTCAATCTACGTCTTGATCAGGTTAAGTGTGGATTTGTCTTGCTTAAGAGAACGCCACGTAAGAGTGATAATAGCCGTTGCGAACTCGTCCCTGTAAGTGTAGGACCAAAGACCGAGGCAAAGGCTCTTGAGGTTCTAAACAATATGATTAATCAAGTAGCAAGTGGGCGTGCAATCAAGAACAGGGCTTCATGTAGGTTCTGTGATTATAACGGCACGGAGCATTGCACCTGATAACCAAAAAAACCGGCGTGAGATAAACTATCCTGTGAGCTGCAAAGCCACAGGATTTTTTATGTTTATGATTTGGATGAATGCTGCTGTATTAGGAATAGCAGTTTTAATTTTTATTGGAACAATAAGTTTAGGTAAGGGTAAAAAATGAATATAGCATTTCGTACTTTGTTAAAATCACTTGGTCGTCCTGTTTATGGAATAATTCATGTTGGAACAAATCTTGGAGAACAAGGCAGAACGTATTCTGACAATGGAGTGAACCACGTGTTATGGTTAGATCGTAATCGCAATAATTTGTATGAACTATACAACAAAACAAAAATGTTTCCATTGAAACAGCAATATATAACTGAAGTCTTTTTAGAGCGTGATATACCAAACGTTTCGAAAACGTTCGACACCTTTCAGAAAGAAAATATTGCCAAGATGCCAATTGAAGTCTATGATACTCTTATTGTTGACGTAGATGATGGAAGTGAATTTAAAGTGCTGCAAGGTTTTGAAAAAAATCTAAGTCGTTCTCCTGCATTCATTAAAAACGTTCATACAAAAGTAAGAGGGACAGGGGATATGGACAAATATCTTTCCCAGTTTGGTTTTAAGCAGGTTGTAAATAGTCTTAACGAGATTGGCTGGGGCGATGCCCTATATTCCAGGTGATAATATGAAGATAAGTGCATACTGCACAACTCGTAACGCAGAAGAGATGGAATATCCATATTTGGAATCCATACGTAGTCATTTGGCTTTTGCTGATGAAGTAGTTGTATTTGACACAAGCGATGGTAAAGACAAAACGTTAGAAACGTTGCAGGAATTGGCATCAGTTGAATCAAAGCTAAAGATTGTTCATAGTGATAAGATTGATTGGAATGCCCCTAATCATGGAGTATTCGATGGCTATGTAAAAACTTTATCTAGAAAGCAATGCACAGGAGATATTCTTTGGCAGTTTGATATCGATGAAGTTGTCCACGAGAAACACGTTACACTTATAAGACCATTAGCTGAAACATTATACAAACAAAATGGTTTTGACCTAATGGCGCTTCCTGTTGTTGATTACTGGGGTCGAGAAGGAAAAGCCAGATTAGACGTAACCGTGTGGAAGTGGAGGCTATCAAAGAATAAGCCAGACATTATTCATGGGATCCCAATTCATTTGCGTAAGCATGAAAATGGATTGTTATATGCAAATCATGGAACAGATGGTTGCGATTATATTTCTGCAACAACAGGAAATATTATACCGTGTGCTGGATATCTTCCTCCTGGTTTTGATCAGCTAAAGCACGCCGCCATTCGTGATGAAAAGCTTGTTCCAAAAGCTGAAAAGTTTTTGAATGAAGTATTGACTCAATTGCCCGGTGTACATCATTATTCTTGGTTTAACATAGAACGTAAGATTAGAAATTTTAGAACATTCTGGAATGCATCTTGGAAGAGTCTTTACAACGAGGATAGAGACGAAAAGACAAATCCATTCTTCCCTGGTCTTACCTGGACAGAGATAACAGATGATATGATTAAGCAAAAGGCTTTAGAGCTTGAGCAAGGAACTGGTGGACACGTATTCCATCGTCCTTGGGATGGAAGTAAAAATAATTCATATAGAGTTGAAATGGGTCATCCGGATATAGTAAAAGATTGGATTGAGACAAACAAATGAAAATAGTTACTAATGATTATGGCTGTGGAACTTCAAGCTCGATACTTGACTATAATACCGATAACGTAATTGTTGTATCAGAACAAAATCACAAGCATTTATTTGATGTTCGTGGGGAAGATTTGTTGTTTGTTGGTCATGACTTTTTAATGTATCTTTGGGATAGTCCAATCTATCGTTCTCATTGGAAAAACTATAAAGGCAAAAAGCACATTTACTGTTTCGAAAAAATTGATTGCATAGTGCCAGAATGGCAACAGAAAAGTCATTATAGTCTTTCTTTATGTCAACAGTTTACTAATAGCTTTTATGTAAGCGATGAACAAGATTGTCGCAAGTATGGGATTAAATGGCTACCTCAATGGGCATCTAGAAGATTCTATGATCAGCGTTTACAGGTGCCACAAGAAAATCGTATAACCTTTAGTGGTCAAGCAGGCGTCCTCGGTTATGACAAAAGAGATCAGCTCCTAAACCTTATAGCAAATGATCTGGATTTAAAAGACAAATTTTACATAAGCAATAAAGCAAGAACAAAATCTTGGGATGATTATATAACAAATTTTCTTAATCATAAGCTTATACTGGCTCCAATTGGAAACTTTAAAGGATTCAATACGAGAACATATGAGGCGCTAACATCTGGTAGAATATTGCTTCAGCAGGTTGATAGTGAATATAAATGGCACATTGATTCCATATCAAAGTTTAAGAATGTAAAATTTTTCGAATCATTCGCAGAATTAAAAAAGATTCTAATGTCTATAGAATCAGAACAATTAATTGTAATTGAGTCTGATGCTCAATTCAAAGAAAATAATTTCTTTCAAAGAATAGAGCTAGTAAAATGAAAAAAATAATTGCGTTTTCTTTATGGGGAAACAATCCAAAATATACTATAGGCGCATTATATAATGCAGAACTAACAACAGAAATATATCCTGGTTGGGTCGCCCGATTTTATATTGGACAAAGCACTTCGGCTAACGTTTCTCGCAAACTAGAAAAGCTCGGTTCAGAGATTGTATTAATGAATGAACCTGGAGATTGGAAAGGAATGTTTTGGAGATTCTATCCGGCTGGAGAGGAAGGCGTAGAAGTAATGCTTTCACGTGATGCTGATAGTCGTCTAAACTTAAGAGAAAAAGCAGCAGTTGATGAATGGCTGGCGTCAGATAAAGACTTTCACATAATGAGAGATCATCCTGCACATGATGCTCCTATAATGGGCGGTATGTGGGGAGCTCGAGGAACCATTCTTAAAGACATTAAGAAGATGATTGACGAATATCAAAAGGGAGATTTTTGGCAAGTTGATCAAAATTTCTTACGTGAGAAAATATATCCTCTAATAAAAGATAAATCATTTGTTCATGATGAATTCTTTGAAAAGAAACCATTTCCAACCGAGAGACAAAACAAAGAATTTGTTGGAGACGTGTTTGATGAAAACAACATCAGACATTCAGAATATTGGAAAGCGATAAAATAATATGTCGAACCCCGTAATATCAGTAATAATTCCTACGTATAATCGCTTCGAATATTTGATTCAAGCAATAAAAAGTGTCAAACAACAAAAATATGAAAATATAGAAATTATTGTTGTCAATGATCACAGTACTGATGAAAAATACTATGAATACAACTGGAAAAATGAAAATATAATCTTCAAAACAACAAAGTATCGAAGTAAAGAAATATATGGGTTTCCATGTGCCGCATATGTTCGTAATGAAGGTGTTGAAATTTCAAACGGCTCATTTATTGCTTTTCTTGATGATGACGACTTATGGCTGGAAAACAAAACAGATGATCATATAATTCCTTTCATAGAAGAAAGCAAATGTAGCAAAAACTCATTATCATCTTCAGATGGATATTGGGGGAATAAACCAAATCGATATCTGCCAACTGAAAAATATGTTAGATATAACGAAGAAAAATATAGTCACTATATCTTAAGTAAATATAAGATGGAATCTTGGCCTAATATATTGACGAAAAATGAAATAGCCATACATAACTCTATAGTTACATCGTCTGTTATAGTTCATTCAAAGTTGTTCAAAAAAATTGGTTTTCCAATTTTGCCAAATGGTCAAGAAGATTATCAATGTTGGCTTAATTGCCTACAACATACTAATTTGAGGTATTATAATATGCCCACTTTTTATTATGATGATGCACATGGATATGGAAGAAATTATTAATGAGTAACAATATCAATATTATAGTATATTCTTGTAACCGAGCTGCACAGCTTGATTTATTGCTCCGAAGTTTAAAACACTATTTTAAAGAATATTCGGAAGCAAATATATCTGTTGTATATGCATATACTAATGATGACTATGAAACAGCATATAATATTGTTCGAGATGAAAATTTAGACGTAAATTTCCTTACGGATGCAAAAATTGGTTCTCTAAAAGAGACAACAATGCATGTTTTGAGAAAAGAAAACAATTTAACAATGTTTTTAGTTGATGATATTGTGTTCAAAGATTATTTTTCACTATCCGATCAAGAAATTAATTTAGTTGCATCTAACGAAGAATTAATAGCCACGTCTTTGCGATTATGGAAAGGAATCGATCATTGCTATGCTACCAATAGCAGCTCTCCGGTACCAAATTTTGTTAAAGGAAACGTTTGGAATTGGACATTTGCTTCTGGAGATTGGGGCTATCCAATGTCAATAGATGGAAACATATATCGCACGTCTTTCATATATGAACAAATAATGAATGTTGATTTTTCGAATCCAAACAAATTAGAAGAACAATTAGCTGCCAAACCAGACCGAAAAAAAACATATATGTCATGTTACGTTAATTCAAGTAAACTTTTGAATATTCCAGCAAATATTGTACAAAAAGCTTTTCCAAACCGTCATGGCAATATCGTATCTGTTGAGGAACTTAACAGCAAATATTTAAATGGATATCGTATACAATATAATGATTGGTTAAGTTATAGAAATAATACTGTACACGTTGAGTTAGAATATAAATGGAGTAAAAATGTTAATACCATATAAAACATGTGTTGAGCTTTATGGAAAAAATTTTTCTGGTGTTGTTCATATTGGGGCTCATCATGGTGAAGAAGTAAATGCATATCAAAAGCATGGAGTTGAACACGTATACTGGATTGAAGCAAATAGAGATTTGATGAAATATTTGTTCGATGCAACTAGTCGTTTTTCAATGAAACAAGAATATATATGCGAAGTTTTATCAGATGTTGATAATGAAGAAGTTGAGTTTAAAATAACAAACAATGGACAGTCTAGTTCAATACTCGATCTCGGAACACATCAAAATCATTATCCTCATATTAAAGTTATTGCAACAAAAAAACTTGTGACAAAAAGATTCGATACGGTTGCAAAAGAAAAGCAAATCGATTTAAAAAATGTTGATTTTATTAATCTAGATGTTCAAGGTGCTGAACTTAAAGTATTAAAGGGCTTTGGCAACATTTTTGAGACTTACCAGAATATAAAAGCAATATATTCTGAAGTTAATTTTGAAGAAGTATACGTTGGTGCCCCACACGTTAATCTTATCGATGAATATCTTAAACCATATGGTTTCATTCGTGTTAATACCCATGTAACAGATTACAAGTGGGGCGATGCTCTTTTTTTAAGAAAGTGACGAGGCACATATGTTGATATATGATATTGGTGCAAACATTGGAAAATTTACTGAAGCTTGTTTACTTAAGCATCCAACAGCTCACATTATATTGGTTGAAGCAAACCCACAGTTAATTGATGGATTAACAAAACGTTTCATGGGGAAATCGGTTACAATCCTTAATATATTACTTTCAAGCGAAGCAGATATCGAACTTCCATTTTATATATCGGAAAATGAAAATACTATTTCTACAGCGTCGAAAGATTGGGTTCAAAAATCTAGATTTTCAAACAAATCAATCTGGTCAAAAAAAATACTACAAAAAACAATAACGTTGGACAAATTGCTTGAAGAATATAAAGAGCCAGATATTGTAAAAATTGATGTTGAAGGATATGAATTAGAAGTATTGAAAGGCTTAACAAAGAAACAGAAAAAAATATGTTTTGAATGGGCTGAAGAACAGCGTGACCAAATACTTCAAACTATTGATCATTTGGAAAGCATAGGGTATTCAGATTTTGGCTTTATTGAAGGTGATGAATATTTGAAAGAGCCATCTAGATGGTTGATTAAAAATGAATGTATAGCTAAAATGGAAATGATACCAGAAAGAAAACAAAAATGGGGAATGGTTTGGGTTAAGTAAACATGTTACTAATTACCGGTGGAAATGGCATGTTAGGAAATGCATTGAAGATTAGCCTGTCTTTAAAAGGTATTTCATATATTGCTCCAAACTCAAAAGAGCTTAATCTCTTAAGCAAAGAAAATATTGACCAATATTTGATTTCATATGGAAATATATCTTGCGTATTTCATTTGGCAGCTCGTGTGGGTGGCGTAAAAGCAAATAGTGATGCTCTTGGTACTTTTTATCATGACAATGTTATGATGAATACACATGTAATTGAAGCTTGTGTTCGATTTAAAGTACCAAAAGTAATCTCAATGTTATCTACATGTGTTTACCCGGATGCTCCATACGTTCGTTATCCACTCACAGAAGAACAGTTGCATATGGGACCACCACATGATAGCAACTTTGGTTATGCTTATGCTAAAAGGATGCTAGACGTACAGACAAGAGCATATCGTAAGCAATACGGTGTCAATTACGTAACAGTAATCCCTAACAATCTATTCGGAGAACATGATAACTTTCACTTGGAAGATGGGCATGTTATTCCAGCTCTTATGAGAAAGATATGGGAAGCTAAACTTAACAACAATCCTACCGTTGAGATATGGGGAGATGGTAGTCCATTGAGAGAGTTTACTTATTCTGGAGACGTTGCTCGTATATTATTAAAAGTAGCAGAAGAATACGATGAAGAGATGCCGCTCAATATTGGTAATACAGAAGAACATTCTATAGCCTCTGTTGCAAAAAAACTTGTTGAATATCTTGAATATGATGGCAAGTTAGCATTCAATGTTAACAAACCAGCGGGCCAATTTAGAAAGCCATCTTCAAACAAGAGATTATTAGAAAAAACAAGTTGGAAGGCAGAAGACTATACTCCATTTGATATTGCTTTAAAGCAAACCTGTGAATGGTTTAAAATAGCATATCCAAATGTAAGAGGAATATAATGTCAATACAAAAGACTGCGTTTATTACTGGCGTCACCGGTCAGGATGGTTCTTATTTAGCTAAACTACTTCTAGATAAAGGTTATCGTGTTATAGGAATGAAGCGTAGAACTTCACTTATAACAACAGACCGGTTAGATGATATTGAAATCTTCAATCATCCAAACTTTAAACTTGAATATGGAAATATGACCGATTCAAGTTCTATGTATTCCCTCCTTACAAAGTACAAGCCTGACGAGATTTATAACCTAGCTGCACAGAGCCATGTTCGGGTTTCCTTTGAGGTTCCGGAAGAAACCCTAGACGCAGTAGGCGGCGGCACTTTAAAGCTTCTCGAGGCTTATAGGCTAATCTGTCCGCAAGCTCGTTTCTATCAAGCATCATCGTCAGAAATGTATGGAGATAATGTAAATGTTCCTCAAAATGAGGAGACACGTATGACGCCAGCTTCTCCTTATGCTGCTGCTAAACTATATGCTCACAATCTTTGCCGTAACTATCGTGAAGGTTATGGGTTGCATATTTCTTCTGGGATTCTTTTTAATCATGAAAGTCCAGTAAGAGGTGAAACGTTCGTTACTCGCAAGATTACTATGGCTGCTGCCAATATAAAAATAGGAAAACAAGAGACGTTATATCTTGGAAATCTTGAAGCCAAAAGGGATTGGGGATATGCTGGAGATTATGTTGAAGGAATGTGGTTGATGCTTCAACAGCCTAAAGGGGATGATTACGTAATTGCTACTGGTGAGACTCATACAGTAGAAGAATTTTTACACGTGGTCTTTGAACACGCCGGATTAGATGTTAATAAACATTTGAAAATTGATCCAAGATTATTTAGACCTCATGAGGTTCCAATATTACTTGGAGATAGTACTAAAGCTCAAAGAATATTAGGTTGGAAACCAAAGACAACATTCCGTAGATTAGCCCAGATGATGTATGAGGCAGACTATCATAGAGCTCTTAATCTTTGATATTCTTGTTCTAAACATATCCTCGCAAATTAGCGAAAATATCAACATCACTAGGAGATAGTAATGTCAGAAGAGAACACATTTCTCACGTCCTTTAATTTCAAGAAGAAGTATAAAGTAATCACACTTTCAGATCATCCACTTGCACCATCAGGTGTTGGTGTTCAAGCACGGTTCTTGATTGATGGTCTTATCAAGACAGGTCAATGGTCATTCCGCTGCTTAGGCGGCGCAATGAAGCACGCAAAGTATGATACGATAGCGGTTAACCCTGACTTCATTGTAAAGCCTGTAGACGGCTTTGGAAGCAAGGAACTTATACGCCAACTTCTTATCACAGAACAACCTGATGCTATTTTCCTATTCACAGATCCACGTCAGTTTACATGGCTTTGGGAAATGGAAGACGAAATCCATCAAGTATGTCCAATCGTCTATTGGCACGTTTGGGATAATGATCCATACCCAGCATTTAACTTCCCATGGTATGAGAGCACTGATCTAATCAACTGTCTTTCCTATAAGACCTTTGAATTAGTTAAGCCTCATTTCCCAGAGAAGACAAACTACATTCCTCATACCTTTCCAAAAGAAGTATACAACCCTCTTCCAGAAGAACAAATAAAGCAACTTAAACAACAGAACTTTGGTCCAAAGGCTGATTGGTTTAAGGCTCTATGGGTTAATCGTAATGCTACACGTAAGATGCCAAACGATGTTTTATTTGCTTGGAAGACATTCCTTGATGATCTTGAGAAGAAAGAGGGACACCGTAATGGAGTTTTAATCATGCATACAGATCCAAATGATATGGAAGGTCCAAATCTTCTTGCTGTATCTGATATGCTTGGATTAAACGACAACGTTTGGTTCTCAAATGATCGTCTACAATTTGAACAAATGAACGTTATGCATAATCTTTCAGATGTAACTGTTAACGTTTCAAAGAATGAAGGATTTGGTCTTTCAACTCTAATCTCTCTTCAAGTTGGCAAGCCAATCATTGCTCTTAAGACCGGCGGTGAAACCCGTCAGGTAGAAGATTATCGTAACGGTTATCAATATGGTGTTGCTATTGAGCCAGCCAAGCGTTCTCTTGTTGGTTCACAGATGGTACCATATATCTTTGAAGACTATTGCACAGAGCGCCAACTTGCAGATGCTTTTATGGAGATTTATAGTTGGAGCCCAGAGAAGAAAGCAGAGTTCCGTGAGAAGGCTGCTGAATATCTTGAGCACGAGTTCAAGTATGAAAATATGGTTCAACAATGGCATGAAACTATGTTAAAATGTGTAGAAGACTTCAAGGCAAGAAAAGAAGCTGGACAGAATAAGCGTTGGAAGCTTCAAGGCATTAATCCAGCTCCTGCTAACAAGTTGATCAATATTAAGTGATAAGGGATATAGTAATGACAAAGAAAACAGTTATTCTTCGTGGTCCAGTATTAACCGAAAGTGGTTATGGTGTTCATGCTCGACAGGTAGCTCGTTGGCTATTTGATTTGGCAGATAAGACTGGAAATATTGATGTTGTTACAGAGCCTCTTCCTTGGGGTGCTACACCTTGGCTTGTTGATGTATATGCGCATGATGGTCTTGTAGGTCGTCTTATTCAAGCCGCTGGCAAGAGAGATAAGTATGATGTATCTCTTCAGCTTCAGTTGCCAAATGAATGGAATCCTTTCCTTGCTGATTTTAACGTTGGTTTAACTGCGGGCGTTGAAAGCGACGTATGTAATCCTGCGTGGATTTCAGCTATCAATCGTATGGATCTTGTTATAGTTCCATCAGAGTTTGTTAAGAGTGTATTTACAAATACTGGCGAAGTAAAGACGAAGGTTGTAGTTGTTCCGGAAGCATTTATTGACTCTGTAGCAAAGCCAGAACTTCCACAGCTTGATTTAGAAGATGTTAAGACAGATACTAATTTCTTGGTGTTCGGTCAGATTACTGGTAACAATCCGGAGAATGATCGTAAGAACATGTTTTATACGGTTAAGTGGTTATGTGAGCAATTCAAAGACAATCCAGACGTTGGTGTCATAGTAAAGACAAATACTGGCAGGCAAACTGTTGTTGATCGTATGCGAACAACAAATTTATTGGCACAACTTACGTTAGAAGTTAAGAAGGGCGCAGAGTTTCCAAAGATTTATCTTCTTCACGGGGATATGTCAGACGATGAAGTAGCTGCCCTATATCGTCATCCAAAGATTAAAGCTCTTGTGTCTCCTACTCGTGGAGAAGGATTTGGTCTTCCAATTCTTGAAGCAGCAGCATCTGGACTTCCGGTTATTGCTACTGGGTGGAGCGCACATACAGAGTTCCTTGGCAAAGGAAAGTATGTTAAGCTTGATTATCGTCTTGAACAGATTCATCCAAGCCGTGTAGATAATCAGATTTGGATGCCAAATGCCAAGTGGGCAAACGTCAAGGAAGACGATTTCAAGCATCGTGTAAAGAAGTTTGTAGAAAGCCCACAGATGCCACAGCAATGGGCTAAAGAACTTGCAGATACTCTTAAGAAGGAATATTCTTTTGAATCAGTAGCAGCTCAATATGCAGAAGTTCTCAAGGACGTATTAGAATGACAATATTTTTTGGAATTTTGAGTTTGATGCTTCTAATTCTATTAGGAGCATCAATATTTTATCTAATTCGATTTGCTCGGATTATTATGATCATTGAAGATGATTTTTCTGATGCCGTTGAAGCTTTAGATGACACAGAGAAAACATTAGAAAAAATACTTGGCATGAGATTGTTCTTTGATAGCAAAGAAGTTCAATTGGTCGTGCAAGAGGCAATGTCAGAAGTTAAGAAGAGTAAAATGTCTGTAAATCGTGTTGCTCTTAAGTTTGTTGAACGTAGTAAACAAAAATATACAGTAGTGGTCGAAGAAGAACCAGATATACGTGAACTTCAAGAGAGAATCATGAGAGAGCGTCTACTCCGAGGAGATATGGTAGATGAAAATACGCAAGAAAACTTCCGTTGATATTTCAGCAGATATACAAGAGATTGGCGAATTATTAACGGTAGAAGTCCGTACTGATTCCATTCCTCCTATCATTTATCCTGATAAGAAAAAAGGTAGAAGAAAGATTAAGCGTAAAGGAGATCAGCCAACGCTTATCAACTACTTTACTGACAAAACTCAAGAGCAGATTATCGTATATCAGCAAGAAGCCGATACGGAAAAAAAGAAAAAGATTTATGTGAAGGAGATACTTCCTGCCTTTGATAGTCTTGTAGAAAATCTCATAAACGTTTACGGGTTTTCAGTAATGTATGAGAGTAAGCAAGACCTCAAGCATGAGTGCCTTCAGTTCTTATATACGGCTGTTGATAAGTTTAATGCCGAAAAGGGAAGCAAGGCTTTCTCTTATTTTAACGTTGTAGCAAAGAACTGGCTTACTATTAAGAGTAAGCAAAACATGAAGCGAGCACAAAGTTATATCTCTATAGACGATAGAGACAATCTATCAAAAGAAGATCTTGAGCAGATTGAGACACATCAGTTTCATCCTGGATTTGAAGAAGTATATACCATGGTCAATACCCATGAATATTTGACAAAGCTCGTTGGAGCAATAGAAGATAAGACAAAGACCGATAACGAAAAAATGGTTGTTAATGCTATTAAAGTTTTGATTAATAACCTTGAAGACGTTGATCTTTTAAGTAAGCGGGCGATATTACTCTATGTAAGGGAACTCACAACTTTAAGTTCAAAACAGTTGTCAATTGTATTGAGTTCTCTTAAGAGACATTATCGTGATGTAAAGAACGGCGACGAGTTTAGTATTTGATTATGAATATATTTGGTTATACAAATAAGTAAGAAACATTGATATATTTAGGGTTATATGGCAAAGAAAAAGACCCCAGTATATCAACCCGCCGCTCCTACGTTCGTAGCACAAACTCCACCAGATGAACCAGATATAACTGGAATGGAAGTTGGTTTTCGCCGTCCAAATATAGATGATTTGGATGAAAAGATTAACAAGCAACTTCATGACTTCTCCTCTCTTCTTAATCAGATATCATCTGTAGAAGACAAGCAGAAGGCGCTCTGGAAGCAGATATATGAGAATGCGGTTCAAGACCGTAAGAATGCTTATATCATGTGGATAGACCTTTATGGTTATGTCCATGCGAATCCTAATGAGCACGCCATACATGGTCAGAACTTGTCTCGCTACATGGAGCGTATGAGCAAGGCAAATGATCAAATCCTCAAGCTTACAGAACTAGTTTCGAAAGCTAGCGAAGAGGATTTGGACGAAATGATGAGTGAAGAAGATATTTATGATAAAATCCAACAAACAACCGGTTTAAAACAATGATTTTATCGAAACGTCAACAACTAATAGAAAAAATAAAGAATAAAATTCGCCCCCTTGTCCTCGAACAGATGGATGAAGGTGGTCTTGGTGGTCATATGTCTCATTTATATGAAGACCAAGATATGACTTTTGGCGAACTTAAAGCCATTTTTCATCAAGCTAGCAAAGGCAAATTAGAAAGTGCTTCAGAAAAGCTTGACGGTCAAAATACTTTCTTTACCTTTGAACCGACACAAGGTTTGAGATTTGCTCGTAACGTTGCTCATATTAAAACTGGTGGCATGGGAGCAGACGATATTCAAACAAAATGGGCAGATAAGCCAACGGTAGCTACTGCTTTTGGAAAAGCTTATAAAGTATTGTCGGCGGCAATTGCAGCATTATCTACAGCAGATAGACAAGCAATATTTAACAACGGTAACATCTGGTATTCAGCAGAGATTATTGGAACATTAAATCCAAATGTAATCAACTATGACCAAGATGCTGTTGTATTTCATGAGAGCGGTAACGTATACGATGAAAATGGTGAACCATTAAACATCGATACTAGTGCAAACTTTGCAAAGCTTGTAGCTTCTGTTAATCGTATGCAAGCTGCGATAAAAGATAGTGGTTGGAAAGTATTGGGACCGGTTATGGTTCCACTACAAAAGCTTTCTAATAATGAACCATTAGAGGTTGCTGTTGCATCCCTTGATCAAATAATGAATCAATATGGAATGTCAAATGACAATACTCTTGGCGAAATGTTTGAGGAATACGTTGTTGCAGATAAATTGAAAGACATTGTAGCAGATGACGATACAAAGCAATACATAGCAGAACTTGTATCTGATTTTGACAACAACATCACAAGTAAGAAACCAATATTGACAGATTTAGTTGATCAAGGATTGGTGCAAAAAGAAGATTTAAAAACTATCATTAACCTTATTAAAGATGGTCCAAAGCTTTATACTGATTTTGTAGATCCTGTAAGAGCAATAGTGACACAGTTTGCTATTCAAGTTTTAAGAGCAGTTCAAAGTTATCTTGTCATAAACCCAAACAAAGAAATACAGCGTCTACGTGACGAAGTTGAAAAAGCTATAGCTAACATTAAGCAAACTGGGACCGAACATTCTAATCAGGTGTTAGAAAGAGAATTGGGTCGTTTGCGTAACCTAGATAACGTTACTAGTTCTATGGAAGGCATAGCTTTTAAGTACAATGGGAAGTTATATAAATTAACTGGTGCATTTGCTCCAGTAAATCAAATACTTGGAATTAGCAAGTACGGACGATAAATTAAATGGCATTAAGAACCGGTTTACTCAGAGGTTTCTCTGGAATTGGTGCGGCGGGGTCGGCACTTGGCAGTACTGTCGGCGCTGCCCAAACTCCAATATTGCAAAGAGCAGTTGTGGTTGATGTTGTCGTTGATCCCTCTGTAATAAGCGACGAATATAAACAGTCAATAATGAATACGGTCAACAATCCAGACTTGGTTCATTTAATGTCTGTTAATACGATTATTGCTAAAATTGTATCTAATAATGAGGGAAATGGAGTTGGTTCGAACACCATATTGTTTCCATTCTATTCCTCCAACTTCATGCTTCCTATTGCACCGGGAGAAATGGTGTATGTTATATATGAAGATCCGGTTGGAAATGGTTCTGGAGTTGGTTATTGGTTAAGTCGTGTTCCTGGTTATGGAACCATTGAAGATCCAAACTATACTCATAACGATAGAAGATTTGATCCTGTAAACAATATAGGGAACTATACCACAAGAGAAGAACTTGAACGTTCTACTTCAACAGGTCCAGAAGACTTTCCAAACGGAGGAAACGTTGTTGATTCTTTGACCTTGCCACCATCTGAACAAAATCCAACAGAAAGTCCTTATACTTTAATATTCAATCAGGCACCATCTTCAGTATATTTTACTCCGGAGCCGGTACCAAGATGGAAAAAGCGTCCACAAGAGTTGGTTATACAAGGAAAAAACAATGCCTTGATAATGCTTGGAGAAGACCGAAATGGTGGTCTTGATGGAGCGATTCAAGATAATCCAATTGATATAACTAAAACCGGTGGAACTCCAAGACAGGCTGGAGCTATTGATATCGTTGCTGGACGTGGTAGATATGTTATGCCTCCTGGTAGAAATCCAAAGGGAGGCAGCATAGAAGAAAATCCGGCAGGAAGTGCTTCTACTGCTCCATTGGTTATAGAAAATACAAGAGGGTTTTTAGAAACCGATAAGAACCCTTTCCGCAATAGAAAAGAAGATATAGCAAATCCTGACGAGGGCAATCCTAGCCCTATGTATGATGCAGCTCGTGTATATGTGGTACAGCAAAGTAAAGTTGATGAAAACTATCGTTTAATTCCTGGCACACAAGGTGACGGATTAATATATCCTCCAGAATGTATTGCCAACGAACAACCACCAGCAGTTAATAATACACAAGGTAGAAGCTATGTGGTTAATAAGGCAGATCACGTTAGAATAATTGCCAGAAAAGAACTTTTAAGTTCAGATCAACCTAACATTGCTGGTACCGTATTGATAGTACGTGAAGGAAAACAGAATACAAATGCAATATCTCCAGATCCAAATGCATTACCGACAGCACCAGATGGTGACTTGGCATATGTTCTTTTAAACAAAGAAGGAAAGATTCAAGTCGAAGCAAATGAAATATATTTGGGTCGAGCTCTTACATTAGATCAACCTTATATCAGATATACAGTTTATAAGGCAACCATTGAAGAACTTCAAAACCAAATTAATGCCTTGAGAGATCATATTGGCACATTAGAAGAGACATTAGAAACGGCATTTAAAACCGCAGTTGCAGTACCTTATTCAAACATTCCATCACTATTTGCGTTAGGGGATAATGTTCTTAGAACACAAGTTCAATTCCAACAACTTGATCAATCGATAACAACTTCTGATGATGTTATCAAAAATATTTATAATTTCAACGCAAAATCAACAAAAATATTTGGAGAATGAGGAGAATACTATGTCAAAATCTGCAATGAAGGGTGCTATAGAAGCAGCATTAAGATCAGAATTAGGATCTGGAGATTTAGGTGATGCAAATGGGCAAATATCTAGATTAGCAGATGCAATATCAAATGCTGTATATTCGCACATAACAGAAGAACTTAATACTTTAAGAGTTGTATTATCTACTCCAGGCACATTCGTAGGAGCCGGAACAGGAGTTGTAACAGTTACTGCTCCAGGTATGGCAGCATGGAATCCTGGGATTCCGTGATATCATATATTTACTACTATGGCACGCCTATCATTTAAAGATGTTGGTACACAGGGGTTTGGAAATAACAACAATATCCAAACTACCGTTGCACCTAAACCAATTGGCATCAAAACTCCAATTGAGTTAGATAAAACGCAATCTATCAACATATTCAAGATGCACTATAACACACTTGATCAGATAAACGATAATCTTCGTAATTTAATATTGACAAATCACGGAGAGCGACTGGGCATGTATGATTTGGGCGGAAATCTTCGTCCATTGTTAACAGACTACAGTAACAAAGATAATTTCGACAAAGAAGCCATGAAAAGAATAAAGGCAACTGTGGCGAAATATATGCCTTTTGTTAATTTGCTGGGGTATGAATCCAGAGTTGATCGACAAGATAATACGTATACCGGTGTTATCATAATGTTGATTGCTTATCAAATAGCAAATTATCCAGAACAATTAATTGAAGTTACATTATTTATAACGTGATAAAATGTCAAACGATTCAAAAAAACAACTCCTTAAACAAGTAAGACAACGCAGATATCTTAACAAAGATTTTGATGCTCTTCGAAATGATTTGCTAGATTATGCTCGTTCTTACTTTCCAGATAACATCAGAGACTTCTCCGAAGCTTCTCTTGGTGGTTTGCTCCTAGATATGGCGGCATACGTAGGAGATGTGCAAAGTTACTACCTAGACCATCAGTTTCATGAATCGTTTCCAGAAACTTCAGTTGAACCAAACAACATCGAACGCCACTTACGCCGAGCGGGAGTGCCTATAGTTGGAGCATCGCCAGCAGTTGTTTCTGTTACATTCTACATTAAAGCACCAACAGACGGAACAAATACAGGAAATCCTGATCTCACTTCTTTACCAATCATTAAAGAAGGAACAATCGTTAAAGCTACAAATGGCGTAGAATACGAATTAACAGAGAATCTAGACTTTGCAGAGACAAAGGTTGATGGCACCTTGAAAGCATCAATTATTGTAGGAAACACTAATGCCAACAATATTCCACAAAATTATATCTTAAGCAGAGATGGAATATGCATATCTGGAAAAAGAATCACAGAAACGTTTCCTATCAGCACATTCATACCTTTTAGATCGATTGTACTTTCAAACCCAAACGTTTCCGAAATAATCAAAGTAGCTGACTCATCTGGGAATGAATATTACGAAGTTGAGTCTTTGACACAAGATACCGTATATAAGCGTGTTACTAACATAAAATATGATCAGAAGTTGGTACCAGAAAATATCGTACCAGTTCCAGCACCATATAGATTTACTAAAAATACATCATTACAAACCAGAATAACCAGTTTGGTTTTTGGAGGCGGCAGAGCTTCTACAATTAATGATGACATTATTCCAGATCCTAGCGAGTTCTCTTTGCCTCTATATGGCAAGAAAACATTTTCTAGATTCACTATCAATCCGGGTAACTTACTTCAAACAACTACATTTGGAGTGATAACAGAAAATACAACATTAAGCATACAATATCGATATGGTGGCGGCTTAAAACACAATGTCGAGGCTGAAACAATTAATAACGTTTCGTCATTGAATATATTCTTTCCACGTAATCCATTGCCAAGTGTAGCTGCTTTCGTTCGTAACTCTGTGGACGTTATTAATCTTGAAGCTGCTTCTGGTGGAGAAGATCCTCCAACGGTTGCTGAACTTAAGGCAAAGATACCAGCATTCTTGGGAATGCAAAACCGTATCGTGTCTAAAGAAGATTTGTTGGCTCGGGTATATACACTTCCTTCAAACTTTGGACGTGTATTCAGAGCTGCAATAGAACCAAATCCAAATAATCCTTTGGCTTCTCAATTGTTTGTTATTTGTAGAAATGAAAGCAATGAACTAATAATTGCCCCAGACACCCTTAAGAAAAATCTATCTAGTTACCTAAACCAATATCGACTTATCTCTGATGCTATCGATATATTGGATGCTCGTGTTATTAATATAACGCTTAAGTTTACCGTGGTTATTGACCCAACTCAAAATAAAGAATTAATCTTAAGAAACGTTCTATCAAAAATCAAAGATTATATGAACATTAGAAATTTTGAGATTAATCAACCGATAATGTTAAGTGACATACAAAATATCATTTTCAACGTTGAAGGTGTTGCTTCTATTGTTAGTCTAACCATTGGCAACATATATAACATTGTTGAAGATAGAGTATATTCCGAAGAACAATTTAACGTTAACGCAAACACGAACAATAATATTATATTTGGTCCACCTGGATCCATATTTGAACTCAAATATCCTGACTACGATATCATCGGAACTGCTGTATAAGGTGAAATATGTATAGATTATTATCAGCAAGCAAAGACACCTATATAACCAACAAATATATCGCTGGTCAACGTTGCACTACATCTAATGTAGGACAAGCTGCCACCCTCGACCTATTTAAACTTTATAACGAAACTACCGTATTAAGTGGTACAACTCCTATATCTGGCGTACTAGAATTAACAAGACTATTGCTTCAGTTTGATTACGAGCCATTACAACAAATTACAGCTTCATTTCTTAATATTGCCGACCCAAGTTTTAAAGCATACCTCTCCCTCAAAGACGTATATGGCGGTCAAACTACCCCCTCAAACTTTTCTATAAGGCTTATACCGCTTGCACAAGCTTGGGATGAAGGCAGGGGTCAGGACGTTGTTGCATTCCGTGATTTAGATACAGCAAATTTCCTTACTGCATCTGTTGTAACAGGCACTCCAAATGTTTGGTATTTGTCTGGAGCAGCAGAGAGCGGTTCTCTTGGGGATCCAAATATAGACATTATAGTTTCCGGTAATCTTGGTGCTGGATTACAAGATTTAACTGTTGCTCAACAGTTCGCTCGGGGTGACGAAAACCTTATAATGGACGTTACTACTCTTGTTAGTGCGGCTATAGCTGGGGACATAGCAAACTACGGTTGGAGACTTTCCTTCATAGACGAACAAGAACAAGATAGCATAACTCGTTTCGTTAAGAGATTTGGTTCACGTCAAGCTAATAATCCGGATTTACGTCCACAGCTTATAATCAAATATAATGATCAATTAACAGATGATATGGGAAATACTTTATTTAACGTATCCCAAAGTTTGTTTACCTTTAATCGTGTTAATGGCGGATATCAAAACTACTTCTCTGGAAGCACAGAGATTACTGGAGCAGATAGTTTGCTATTAAACCTATATGGAGCCAAGTATTTAACTTATTATACTTCCAGCTTCTCTCTATCTCATAGCGCCAGCATTAATCATTTAACACGCAGCCTTTATTCTATAACGCAGAGTTTCAATGGTAGTCAGTATCTAATTGGTAGCGTTCCACAAACCGGTATTTACTATGCTGATGTTAACTTCAATACGGTCGAGAATACAGCCCTAAAAGACTTCCTTACCGGCTCTACAACACAAGAGTTCACATACGCATGGACCAGTTTGGACGGCACACTTACTTATGCCTCTGGCAAGACCCTCTACAAGCTCCCACAAGGCTCTATAAGCAACGTTGAGGAGAAGAACTGGGTAGTCAACATCACCAACCTCAAACAAGAGTATAAAGCCTCTGAACAGGCAAGATTGCGTATCTTTGCATTGGACTACAATACAGAGCAGAGCGCCAGCAGATTACCTCTACAGCCAAAGAGCGTTATATTAGAGAATCTTAAGTGGAGATTGATTAACGCTTATTCTCGTAAGGTAGTTGTACCATTTGATGACGTAGCTACGGTTTGTTCATATGATGCAGAAGGCATGTATTTTGACATATGGATGGAAGATTTTGCCCAGGGCGAAGTTTATGAAATCGAACTAATGATTACTTATGGTGGCAAGGATTACTTGATTAGTAATGCCGGTTTCCGATTTAAGGTGATGCCATAATGCCTATCAATAATACAAGAAACCTACAAAGGAATGCCCCAGCATTATTTAGACCGATTGTAGTTCGTTCGATGGAGGATGCCAGCGACGAATCCGTTTCTTTTAATTTATATCAAGCAGAAGTAATCCAAGATACCAGCATAGAAAACACTTCTTCATTTAAATATAACCCTCCAGGTACTGGATTACGTTCAACACAACAGCTATTAGTTGATTGGTCCGATTTTGCAAATCACACATTTTTCAATTCTGCTCAAGTAAAAGTAAATGTAGCGTTTGATAAAATTCAAAATCAATTTCCATTTGATGGGGAACAAAAAAACGCAGAGCTTTTCTTGGATCAGTTAACTGGATTTGAAAAATACGTATACGACAATTATCCAAAATATGCTGGTTATTTATATTTTTCTGGTACTGTAGCTCCATCTGCGCCATCTTATGGAACATATGTAACTGTAATAGATCAAGCAGGTGCTGCATATACAGATATGTCTAGAAAAATTGATGGTAAAAATATCATCAATCCAATGCTTAATCCAATGACTATTGAGTATTGGCTATATGTCCCAACTATAGCAAACAGTGATCAAGTTATTATTGATAAGCATAGTGGAAGCTTTGGGTTTCTATCTGCATTAAATGCAGATGTTTCGACCTCTACTGCTAACAATACTTTTTATATTGCTTCTGGTTCTGCATATGAACAGTTGACAATTCCTGTAACAAAAGGACAATGGACCCATATAGCATGGGTTTGGAACAGAACTCCTGGATACTATGGCATCAGTTCTTATATCAATGGCGAATACTATAGTACAACCAGCGGTTCAGTAGAATTTGATACGTTAAACATTACAAACAATCTCTATATTGGTTCTGGCAGCGCATTTCCGATTGTTTCATTTACTCCAACAAATACCTTATCTGGCGCATTAGACGAATTAAGAATATGGCACACGATTCGTTCGCAGGAAGAAATATATAACAACTATCAAAAGTCAATATTTGCAAATCCATATTTGAAGCTTTACTACAAGTTTAACGAGGCATCAGGTAGCAACTCTCCTGTAGTAATCGATGCATCTTCAAATGGATTACATGGAAACTTAAGTGCCCAAGGTCAAATATTTCAAGTTAGAAATGTTGCAACTTCTTCTATTGCAGGACCATCTCCTGTTACATACGAAAGAATCGATTTAAGTCCAATACTATTCGGCAATCAAATCGACGTATACAACTACAGAACAAATTTTTATGCATCTGCCAGTATATATGACAACGTTAATCCGAACATTATAACCAAACTGGTGCCAAGACATTATTTCCTCGAGGGACAAACAGAGGATGCATTAGAGACAGAAGAAGGTCAGATAATTGACAACTTGATCTCCGGGGATGATCCACGTTCAACTAAACTCGGTGACACGCAAGTATTGCTACTGTTCCTATATACTTGGGCTAAATTTTTTGACGAAATTAAACTTTATACCCAGCAGTTCGTAGATAATCAATTTGTAGATTATAACAATATCGATACAGTACCAGATCAATTCTTGCAACAACTTGCAAGAAGTCAAGGTATTGAACTTCCTCCACTTTTTACTGGCGCTAGTGTTGCTCAATTTATAAATGCCAATAACATACAAGATAATCCAAGTGTTAACGAATTATCTTTGCAACAAATCCAAAATCAAATTTGGAGAAGAATATTGGTTAATTTACGTGAAATCGTTACGTCTAAAGGCACAATACACGGAATTAAAACGTTCATAAGAGCGACCGGAATTGATCCGGATAACAACTTCCGCATTAGAGAATACGGCGGACCAACAAAGCTAAATCTAGATTTCGTTAGAGATACCAGAAACGAAATCTCCACAATGTTAAACTTCAATATTGGTGGCGGAGGATATGTGAAAAGTCCATTCCTTTCTGCCAGTAGAATAGAACCTGGATATCCGATCATGGCTGGAAATGCTAATGATGGACTTTTTACTTCTGGTTCTTGGACATATGAAGGATTGTATAAGTTCCCTATAGACAGAATATATCAGCGAAATCAAAGTCTTGTTAGAGTGCTAGGAACAGGAAGTAATTTCTCTGGTGAAGGGGCATTGTTTGCAAATCTTGTTGCATTTAGTGGCAGCAGAACATACAATTCTGAAACAACCAGCTCCTTAATGCTCTTTATAAGATCAAACGAAAACATGGCAGCTCCTTATGTTAAGTTAACTCTTTCTGGAGTTAATTTGTTTGATGGAGATAAATGGTATGTTTCTTTTGGAAAAAGAAGAAATGATGACGGATTAGATTCCGTTGTGTCAAGTTCTTATTTCTTAAGAGCGGCAAAAAATGTTTATGGCGATATATTCGATGATTATTCCGTTGAGGAATGGTTCAACGATAACCAAGGTTCTGGTCCAGCAGCAAATAGATGGAATGCATTATCTTCTACTGCGAATGCTAGTGGTTCGTTCTTTACTATTGGTTCAAGTTCTATCGATACTGCGCCAGATTATTTCTTAAACGATGATAAAACCGTGCCAGATCCTGCTCGAGAAACATGGTACCAAGGCGACGTAGCACAGATGCGCTTCTGGAACAAATACATCACAACAGAAGAATATCCAGAGCATATTAGAAACTTTAAATCGCTTGGCGTTCAAGACCCAACTACTCACTTCAATTTCGTTTCTTATAAATCTGGTTCCTGGGAACGTTTACGTATTGATGCAAATACAGATCAGATTGTTACTCAATCTAATGGCGCTGGAGAAATAGAAATATTTGATTTCTCACAAAACAACTACCATCTTTCTGGTACTGGCTTTGGACAGAACGTTGAAGTTATAAAACCAGAGAGATATTACTACAGTTTCATATCTCCAAAGTTTGATGAAGCTAGCACCACAAACAAAGTACGTATACGTTCATTTGAACAATATGAAAATGTTCAAGCTACGCCATGGGCACAAGTAGCACCTGTATATGAAATAAAACGTAGTGAAGAACCAACTGATAGTACCAAGTTTAGTATTGATTACAGCGTAGTTGAAGCACTAAATCAGGACATAATAAATATTTTTGCCACGTTGGATGATTTGGATAATGCTCTCGGAGCTCCGGAGTTGGTGTTCTCTCCAGATTATCCTGGATTAGATGCATTGCGTCAGGTTTATTTCAATCGTTTGACAGATAAAATAAATCTTAAACAGTTTTTTGATTTTTATAAGTGGTTTGATACAAACATTGGGACATTCGTCTCTCAACTTATACCAAAGAAAACCAAATATTTTGGTGCGAACTTTATTATAGAAAGCCATATGCTTGAACGTCCAAAATTCGAATATCTCTTTAGTGAAATTTATCTTGGGGATAGCAATAGAACTGGACTCAGAGATCGTATTTTACTACAACTATTGGTTGGTACATTTGCAAGATATTGAAAATTTGTTTCGATATATATCTATACTATAGATTATGACCTCCTATATCGAAACAACTGGCTTGGCTGGTACCACTTTTAGTGCATATAACGATACCGAATCGGGAAATAGCATTGAACGTATTGGTTCTCACCCAGAACAAGTAATTGCTATATTTAATCAATCCGGATCCGGAATGGATACAGCAGCCTTTGATAAATTTCGTCAGGGCGTTGAAATGTCTAGACCAGCCCATGTATACGGTACTACTCAACCAAAGCTTTGGGCTGGCAATCTTCATCATAGACCTTATCAATATAATCCATATGGTCAAATGAGAAGTTGGACTGAATTCGAAAATACAACTCAATATTACGATAACACTATTCCTTTTGATCCAATATATTATATTAAGTCTCAAGAAAATGGAAATATATCGTATCCGTTTCCAATATATTTTAATAACGGACCACAAGAGGGAGAAGAGGCTTCAATAGAACCTCTCACAATACCATTTAGACTTCAATCAACTGTAGGCGAAGGTGCATTTCCTATTCATCGTCCTAAAGGTAATCTTGAGGATGGAAACTCAACTCCAGATATTCCACAGTCTAACAATAGAGTCCTACAGTTCATTGAATATAATACACCACTAACTTCGGATCCATTCCTTGATGCCGGGCAACAATATATTGGCGATGGACCAATAGAAGATAGCATTATAATTGAGGGCTATGTTGATTTTAACTTGAGATTAGGCGACCCTTTTGATGACACAGAAACGTCAGAGTTGGTTGATCAACTTGTAGTTAATACATCATCATTAGATGGACCGGATTTCATAGAACAACTTAAGCTTCTTCATATCAATTTAGACGATGATATAAGAGAAACTTATACTCAAAAATCAGCAACAGCAGGTTATACTGTATATGGTCCAGATCAAGCACGTTATGGAACCGATAGTGTAACATTCTCTGGATGGAGCAGAGGCTCATGAGCAGACAAGAAAAAAAGACAAGAATAAAAGTAGTTCCTCCAAAACTACAACTACGTGGACAAGATGCTTTGTCCGGTTCTTATCCTACTAATGTAAGATTTTCATTGGACGGAAGAACTGGAAATTATAAAGTCAATTATAACGATGTTCAGACTATAGTTTTTGGAACACGTTCAAACGGCACAGCGTGGCAAGATAATCTCGTTGGTTATTGGACCATGCAGAGATTGGGTCCAACCGGTTCATCAGTTGGAAATGTAACATTCGAATCTGAACTATCAGGATCTATTGGCAATGGAATATTTCCATTTTTAGATTACAATTCAGCTCGACTTGCAAGTAAATATTTTACTTCAATTGGAGTCAGTCAATCATATGGTCATTATGGCAAAGGATATGATGTTAATCTATATAATGCATCTCCGGTTGCTCCAATAAAACCACCAAATACTTTTCCATATTTAGAGCCAAATAAGTCATATGATTTCAATCCATATTTTAGCGCATATGGAATTATGAAAGCAGATCCGGCGCTGGTAACATCTACGGATTCTCCTTTGCTAATACAAAATCTGGATGCAGATAAAACATTATTTGAGTTTTCTAATTTTACTGGACCATATCCCAAAGGACATTTTGATCAATTTACAGTAGCTGGCTGGTTTTATTATAATAGTTCAAACCAAAATGCAGTCAACTCCCATATCCTAGTCGCAGGACCATGTAGAAAAGATCCGTGGGGCGTAGAATATGTAGATTACTACGCAGGTGCAATTGAAGACGGAACAGGCGGTTTAAAGTTTCAAGTCTCATTTATAAGTTCAAGCTATTCTGCCGATTCCATTCAATTGGATACAGATTCAGTTCCAGACTTGGTTGGAAAATGGTATCACTTTGCTTTCACATATAACGGGAGAGGCACATATACAATTCCTGCGTTTGATATTAACTCTATAAAAGTATATGCAAATGGAAAGTTAGTAAATCCAAACGCAATATCCGCAAACGGCGGCGGATTTAATGGATACAATACAGATACTGCTGTAGAGTTAGGATTGTCTTCTGGGTATTTGTTTGGTTTAAATGCAAATATAACCGGTTCAATTGGAGAACTTGCAGTATTTGACAGAGTATTGACTGCTGATGAAATTGCAGAAATATATTATTCTCAAGTGCCTTTGCATAAGAAGCGCCGAGTAATCGCTGGAACATCTGTAGACCTTGATAATGATCCATATCCAGTAGATGCTGGAGAATACATGACCACCTTTAATAGAGATGGCATGTTAGTTACCGGTTCTATTGTTAAAGGCGTTGGGGACAATCCACAATGGGTTCATTTCTCTCCAGGTCAAGAGATGCAGCCATTTATGGATCAACAACAGTTTGCTGCTGATGCTAAAGGTGCATCTGTTCAAAATTCATTCTTTGCTACCGGCAGCGCAGAAACATTAGTTGGAGAAGGTTTCAACTCTCCGCTTTGGAGCAAGAACAAAATTGAAATTCCTATACCTGTTGTAACAGACACAGATCTATATGTTGCTACTGGTAAATTAGGTAATAAATTTGAAACATCATATAATTCTCCAATGGCTTATTATAACTTTCAAACAAACACATGGGAACCAATTGGAGTTGGATTACCATTGAATGTTACCTCAAGTTTGGAAGATTACTACGGGTATTATCCGGTCGGATTTCCAAATTCATTATTACCTCGAGCAACAATAGAAAGTACTTTGTCAAACATTGGATATGCTGGAAATGGTTTTGGATTTCCGTTTCATCCAAAATTTCATGCAACATCTTCTCAAACATTAGATATATCAAAATATATAACTGAACCTTTTGTACTAGAAAAAGCGGTATTAGAAGTTGGAAAAGTTAGCTTTCAAATAGTCAACATCGATTCAACTGTTATTTCTTCAAAAAACCCTGTATCTGCTTCATGTGCTACATTTTTCATATTAAATCAGAGAGAAAATCAAAGTTTCAACTATAGTTTCGAATTTAATAATGCCATTGAGAAAACATATGTTAGTGCATCGGTGCCAATAAACTATTCTCTTACAAAGGATGATTTCGATTTAAATCAAACAACACGGGTCGATACAGTAAGAGATATTGTTGGATATTCTCAAATATTTTCTGTTGCGAGTCTTACACCACTTAAAGATTTGGGATTTGGAAATTCCAATCTTCAAGAACTCTTGCCAATTACTTCAAACGATATTGTAGTTAGAAACCAAGTCCCAAATTATTTGGGCGTTCAATACAATAATATCAAACCGGTTTTTTCAATGAGCATGTGTTCTCCAGTATTAGGAACAAATTTTATTGGTGTGAATATAATAGAATATTACAACGATCTTATTTCAAATAATAAGATTCAAATATTTGGTTATGATGGATATCGAAATGGGCTTTCAATGTTGCAGCCAACAACACGTGGACTAACAAATGATTTGTTTGCTTCACGCAATTTAGAACCAAACTTAACAGCTACATTAAAGTTATTAGGAATTGATATAACATGGCCGGCAGAAAAGTTTAAAGTAAATCCTTATATTCTCAATCCAAAAGACAAATTAGTATTAGGATTCCAAATGCCAATATCACAGTTCCCAGTAGAATATATTAATACTTCAGCGGCAGGTGTTGAAAGCACTTTTACAATACACGAAACCGTGTCACAAAATCTACCAGCAAAATTAGTTCTTTATGGTTCCTATATAAGAGGGAACAAAGAATATAACGACGGAACGAATCAACTTCTATCATCAGAAACTATCCACGAGGTCATAGAATAATATGCCTATCTTTGATCAATTTGAAACCGAACCTTATGCCACGTATTCTGGGTCTTATACAGATCGGTATTACTATGGCTCTATTTTTAACGACAACTATTCATTAACTCGGAGCACTATAGCTATTAAGACAACTGGAGTTATATCATCTTCTTTTTTTAAGAAAGATTTTTCCAGATCAAATCTATTAGGCTTTGTATACGGAGATTATATTGCTTCTAGAACACAAAATGGAAATGCAAAAATATTCTCCACTGAATTGATATATGACAGTTTAGTCCCATCTCCTATAGGTTTAATGAAGATAGATAACGCTGCTCCTCCATATATGAATACAACTTCAAGCTGGAAACAAGTTTTTTCAGCCGCTTTATCAGGTTCAAATAACTTATTAAGAAATTCTTTAAGTGACAGTTCTGTCCATGCAATATTATCTGCGCAAAATAACATTATTCCAACTTCTTCTGGGGATTTTTTATCAGTACCTCCGATAAATTCTTTTGCAAATTCGACTTGGTTAAGTAATTTCCCATTTCAAT